CCGGCCGCGCGGCCGCACTCAGGGCCCACTCCAAGGTCCAAAAAACGAAGTTGGGCAACTTGTTGGTGGAGGCCCAACCTTAGCCCAAAAAACGCCCTAAAAACGCCCTAAAAACGCCCATAAAACACCCGGCGACGTACCATGAATATTCGCGCAATAAACCCCTAATGCATCAATACCTTCCACAGGGGAGGCTGAGTTGGGCGCAAGCGCGCTCGGGCGGGCGTGTCACGCCGGTGGCTGCGTGAAGCCTATCTGAGCTTGCTCAGTTTGGTGGGATGATACATAGTTGCACAAGTCAGTTCCTACTCAGAAAAGATAATCCCTTTTGCCTAGTGAAATTCTTATGCCCGGGGGCGTATAATATAATTATAAAATAAAGAAAGGGGATCGCAGGGCAGAAAGGAGGAACCCACCCCAAGCAACCAATATTTTTATTATTCATAGCCCAAAGGGCGGAAAGGTAGGTACAACATGAAGTTAGTACAGATTGAGGAACAGATTACAGAAGCTAGAGTAGAAGAGATTAAGGCCGCAGTAGCCAACAAGACAATGACCAAGGGAGCAGCGATTCGCGAGATGTTTGTAGGCGGTATGGAAACAAAGGATATAGCCAATAAGTTAGGGATCCGTTACAACCACGCTTACAACGTAATTAAGAACGAGGTCCTGATTCACGGACTTGAGGTTGAGACAGAGAGCCGCGGAGGTGAGAACTCCAAGAAGGCGCAGATCATCCAGGGTCTCCAGGATGGAAAGAGCATCAAGGAAGTTGCAGCGGAACTGAAGTGCATGTACAATTATGTATGGCAGGTAGGTAAAGCAGCAGGTCTTACAGGTAAGAAGACTGAGGAGGCTAAAGCAGAGGAACCTAAGCAGGGTAAAAAGGGTCGTTCAAAGAAGCAGGAGGCTGTAGCAGCTGCAGTGTAAGGTTAGCAAGCGGAACCAACAGTTAAAGCGTTGGGTGGGTGATAAAGCGTCACCCACCCATTATACAAAAGGAGGACAAAAATATGGCACAGGTAACGATGAGTAACCAAGAGTACAACATATTGCAGCACAAGGCAGATTTGTTCGACACACTGTTTAGACAGCTGGTGAGCAACTACAAGGTCACATTTGAGACGGACTCGACATGGAGACCAGTGAGGATCGAGAATACGCCTGCATTCGACACAGAGTTAGAACAGAGGATCGTGACCGTGATTGCGGATCAGTTGGCAGCAAATGAGGACGCAATGGATTGGTTGGTTAGGGAGGAGGAGTACATCTTTGATGTACCACAGAGTAACACCTCCAATCCTAGATGGGAAAACCGTTTATATAAAGGTCAGTACGACATGCGTGAGCTAAGTAAGGCTTTCAAGGCAGCTTGGCAGGAGGCTGAAAAGCGTGTGAATGTTGAAACTGAGGATGAGAAGACAGAGGAGGAAGAGGCATGAGTGAGATCACGTGTGAAATCAAGAGGGAAATTTGTGTAGTCAAGGAGCAACCTAGTGGATGGCAGCTTGAATGTAACCTAGTAAGTTGGAACGGTGCGGAGCCCAAGATTGACATTCGTCCTTGGGCCCCGGGACATACAAAGAGCGGTAAGGGTGTAGCCCTTACCGTGGAAGAAATGCAGACCATCATCCAGGCATTGGATGAGCTACAGATTAGGGAGGTGTAGGATGAAGCGAGCGAATGAAATCGCGAGAGCAGCAGAGGACATAAGGCATGAGACCGATTTATACGGTTCAGAGGCAAGGTTTGAAAATGCACAGCGTTTATACGTACTGAGTCGAGTGTTTGATGAGGTGGCAAATGACTACCAAAGTAAGGCTTACGAGGCGCGTAGAAGATCACGTGAAGTGTCAGAAGCCGCTGCGGAACTCTTAAAGGGTAGCAACAAGCCGGAACTCTTCGCGGTCGTGGCGAAGTACCTCTACGAGGAAGACGAATAAGACAAACAATGACTCCTTTCAATACAGCCCACGAGTGTAAAGCTCGTGGGTATTTTGTTGGCCATTACAAGACCAACAAACCGCCCAGCAGCATCTGGGCCTGTATCCGGCTATCAGTTGGTTGGAATAAAACGCCCGGGTGCACGCGGCCCAACTCGGCGTACCCCTTGCGCAACATAGTGAGCGCAGAGTGCGAAGCCTAACTTCCGCATTCGAGGTCCCGAATACAATCGTCACACGTTAAACGCTCTACGTCTGGCCACAGGCTCCTAATAGGGCAAGCGGCGCACAAGGCCCAAAAAACCCCGCTAACGCGCCCGTTAAATTTTTTACCTTCCTTAAGGCACGAAACCTAGATAGAGGACGAGAAATCTCGTGTTGTCTCTGGTGAATTGAGTAATCTCTTGTTTTGCTCTTCACCGGGTGAAATCCCGAAATCCCGCAAACATCAATTACACCTTTCTTAAGAGACAAGCACTAAATCCGCTGGGAATTCAGATTGTTTGGCTGTAAAATCGTTATTGGACATACTGGAGACGGGAAAGGGGCCATTATCCCGCTAAAATCCCGATCAAATCCCGCAGTTGTCTCTGTGTCTCCATATATTGTCTCCAAGAAACGGTGATGAATTCAAACATTTTGAAACAATCGGGACTTCGTATTTATATATTATTTTATATATATTATATCCCTACCTATTATATTATCATAACTATTATTTCACAATATTGTATTTCATATAAATTATTCTACAATTCATCACCCATCGTCACCGAAAGTTAGGAGACATAAAGGGTTGACAGAAATACTTGGCTTCAAATTCTTCGGGATTTTAATAATGTACTGTGTCGGGATGTAAATTTTAAGAAGTAGAGTTGGACACGAAATCCCGCTTTTCAACCCTTATTTGCAAACCCTACTATAATTCTTCTTATAGATCCTAACACGAGTCTACCTATAGACTCGGCCCACATTATTTACCTCTAACAAATGTATAAAGCGTTGCTCTACAAGTTTCAAGGAATTAAGAGATGGGAAAAGCTGCTTGGCTAGTGTTCCGCATTGTCTCGAGATGTTGTAGGTCGCGGAACATAAAGAAAGGCAAGATCGTAATGACCTTGCCTTAGTAAGAAAGTAAGAAAAATTTGTATATGGAAAGGTGTTAAAGCCTTCCTTAGTGAATTTAGTTCAAGATCTCCTTCTCCTGCTTTTTAAGCTTCGCGATCTCGTTGTCTAAAAGATCCTGGAATCCTTGCGCACCATGAGTAGTTGTCTTTGTTTCGCGATGAAGTCCGAATGGATCCTTACTCTGGGAAAGCATTGCTGCCGCCCACATCGCAGTTACTTTTCTGTCGACCATGTTATCCTTCCTTCCTGTGCTTATCAATAACCTCTACGATCTCCCTGATTCCCATCATGCAGTTACAGTAGAAGCAAAACTTACAATGATTCTCTTGCAATAAGCCGCAATGCGCTTCTATCTCGGCTTTTATGTTATCGAGAATGTCCATCTGCTTTAAGGCCTCTACTGCCTTCTTAAGGGCTTCCGCGTCATCAGATGTAACATAGCTCACGGCATCTTTACTCGCAGTAGCTTCCTCTAAAATCATTTCTATACGTTCTAAAGCTTCTTTCGCCATACTTACACACTCCTAATCTCTTGAATAGTAATACTTCAAAAGGCTCTTAAGTGCCGCCTTCTGTTTCTCTGTTAACTTCTTAGTCTTGACCAACTTATCTAAGACTTCTAATTCCTCAAAGGAAACATCATGTGGCTCACTAGGTTCTCTATATTTGCTCATAAGTTGCCTCCCGCCTTTCAACTGAGTAATTTTTTGGAAGAGTTGGTTTAACAAACTCACAAAGTTTACCATAGCAATCGTTACACAAATCTACGTAGCGATCTCCACTGTAACCAAAATCTAAATGTATTCTAACTGCATCATTACATATAGGAGTCTCATATAATTTCTTGCAGATATCACATTTCTTTGCATTTGCCATCTTTATTCTCACCTCAACTTATAAACTGCCTTATCCAGTAGATAACACCCTTTTTCATGCCATCGAACAGTTCGGTTATAGTTAAAAATAATGTCTTCATAGTTACACCTACTTCTTCTGAAATGAATACTGTGCTTCCATGTCTTCTTCCATGTACCAGAATCTTCGCACAGCATCTGGCCAAGGAAACTCTGTAGTGATCTCGCCGTGATCAAACATCACATGATAAGCTTCGCCTTTGTACGTTAACGTGAAGCTGCCACAATTATTGAATTCATGCACGTTAGATATCATCTCTTCGGTCAGAATCGGCTCATTATCCTCTAATTCTTCCCAGGGGATCTCTTCACCGGAACTCACTGGTACGCAATGTATAGGTTTCGCGCAGCCACCACATAATGCACATATTTCACGATCTTTGTTTACACACATGATAAGTCCTCCTTTCATGCTTCTGCCATTTCAACATATTTCTTGGTATACCTTGGATCCTTGAAGGTCTTGTTGTCTTTATGAAGTACATAGCGTTTGGGTGATTCACCTTTTAAGCTAACATCCGTTAGCATAGCTCCATCATTGAAGTACGTAGCTCTGAACTCCTTACGGACAACTTTAAGACCATTTTCCATATAGTCCATATAGTTTAAATAATCACGTTCTGCCATGAATATTTTTGTTAATCTAGGACTAACTTTGATCGTATACATAGTTGCCTCCTTTCTTAAAATTCCTTTGCGCGGATCTTATCGATACGCTGTTGCAAATTCCATATACGCTTTTCACAAGCGAGAACTTTCTTTTGTTTCTGCTGTACTTCATAACTATCCCAAGGATATGTTGCAGCAACTTTATCACGCTCTTGATTGAGATACCTAAGTATCATCTTTTCGGACTCAAGTTGCTGCATAAGGATTACTAATCCTTGTTTCTCTTGTGGCGTAAGTCCCGGTTTTTCTTCCCTCTCGTAGAATTTAACCCTAGGATTTTTCTGTTGTAATTCCCAAACATATTCTGACATCTTTCTTATGAAGCTTTCTTCGTCAGTATGTACTTCGATCTTTGTTCCATTGTCTAAATACACATCTAGATCTACATTCCAATGCATAATAGGCTTGGCTAAGAAGAATGAACGACTTTCTGTAGTAGCATTTTGTATTATGATAACTCTCGCTATCTGCAATCGATCACTTACTCCTGATCCTATAGGTCCCTGCGCCCAGATAATACGGCCGATAGTGAAGAAGCTAACATAACCGCACTCCTGTGAATTTAAAATACGTGTAGACATAACTGTGCCCTCCTTAATTTTGCTTTTTTCTTTTATTATACGCCCCCTGGCGAAAGAAAATCAATAAGGAAAAGCCTACAAACCTTGAGATTATCTTTTTTGTAATTGTTGCCAAGCTAGGCAATAGGCTTTATTGCAAGATTTACAATAACATTGTAATTTATCTGGTGCTTCCTCCTTATAATTATATTCTGATTCAGGTAATATCTGTCTACACCTTGAACATTCTTTGCAGATAATCCCCTTTTGCACATAGCGTCTTTTCATAGGATTTCTACCCTCCTTATTCTTTTATCATTGGCATTATATGTTTATAATATGCCCTTACATCAGGACATTCAATACCCATTTTATTTAACCATTCCGCGAAGACATCCACTGTAAATCCTGTTGGATTCATTTTATATGGAATTTTCATAGCTTCAGCTATCTCTTCGAAGCTCGCTTCAGTGCCTCCCCCAAGCTCTCCGCTAATTCCTGACTCTTGATCGTCTGTGATATGGCTATCGGGCTCAAATTCAGCGAGGATACGTTTAGCTGCGGAATTTTTAACGATGTGTCGATTGATTTTAGGTTTAACGATATCACTAATGGATCGTTCTGTTGATCTTGGTTCTGGTTTACTTTTAGTGACTTCGTTAACTGGTTCGGGTTCATCGTAATTGTCGGCAATACTAGATCCGTCATCTCCGTCAAGTTTAAGTTCAACTGGGGTGTTTGTAAGTTCTTCCACACTGGAACGCTCAACATAGGTACTTTCAGGTTCGGGATTTGGATCTTTAAGTGCGACAACGCTTGCCATGCGTTCTTCCACTTCTTTTCTTTCTTCATCTGTCGTCTCTGTGACACTGATAAGCGTCTGTATATCTTCGAACGTTCCCCCATAGTCAAATGTATGATCTTGTCTTCCGGATGTCGTCTCTTCTTTCGATTCTCCATTTAACTTCATCCTCCTTAAATTAGTTTCTTTTAAATTCTCACGTAATGCTTCTGTGTAATTTTCTAAGAGTTCATTATCTTTAGTCCAATGTGTTCTGCCGTTATAAATGACTACAGCATGAATATCAAGACTAAGTTTAATGTCGTCAGTACTTTGTGGTATAAATAATCCCTTGAAATATCTATTACCAGCTTTTCCGTGCACCGCACCAGTAGTAATAGTATATCCCATTTTTTCTACCGTGTCATAAAAGGTTCTTTTACTTACAATTTCCATTCCATATGTGACACAAATGAAACGATAGAAGTTATATACCTCTAATAAAGTACTACGATGTACTGGTTTGAGATAATAATGGTATCTATCATTTCGGTTTAATGTCCATCTTGCAATGAATATTGTAATACTATTTAGAGGATTGTCAACAATTTCATATGAACCATCCTCATGAATCTTCCGCACTTTGATCCCTAAGGCTATTTGCCTATATTTTACTTCCATAGGACCAGTTATGTGTTTTAAGATTACCATTTGTACTTCACGTTTAGCTTCAATAAAAGCTTCTTCATTAACTTCCGCGAACAGCTCCATTTCTGTACCTGTTTCTCTTTGTACATAACCACCCATTAACAAGATATTATGCACAATTCCGCTAGTCAACTGTGAGTGAGGATTATGTACTAAGAACAGTCTATATAGTTCTGTAGCATTCATCCCACTCAACTGACTTTTTTGCGGGGCACATGGTTTAAAATAATGTAGCATCATCTGACTGAAGTTAAAGCGTTCGAACATTTCATGTTCTTCAAACACTCTTTCCATATGCTTGTCCTTTCAAAATGAATATCTTCATAACAATCAATACAAACATCAAAGCGCTTATTATCTTCAAATACTTGTACCGCCATGATCTTTTTTATTTTGCGTCCACAATCAGGACACTTAAATGTTTCTTCCATTTAGCCTCCTACGCAATGCCATATAGCCAATTCTGAAGAATTTCCAGGTGCTTGATCTTACCTAGTAATGATCTGAATTCAGAAGCTGAAATAAGTTCATCCTTTGAGACTCCGCAATATCTTCTGGTTTCTTCATAATAGAATTTCCTTAAAGTCGTAAGCTCATCCAGCATTGCAATTCTTTTTGCCATATCCATTCGCTCAATTGTTTTTTGAGCTTCCATAAATGGCAGCTTGACTAATTCGTCAAACTTCATATTCTTTACGTAATCATCATTGTCCACAAGCTCGAGCAGCCGTGTGAGCTCGGCCGTATCTCTGGCCAGAGCATCTTCGAATTCCTCAACGTCCAAGTCTTCTTTAAGTAATCCTAGTTTGTCAAGCTGATCCATAGTGGACTGGATTTCAAATTTGTTATTCATGGGCCTACCTCCTAAAAATAAGTTTTTCTTTTATTATACGCCCCCGGTCATCTGAAAAGCAATTATGTATTTTCATCGAGCGGCAAACGCTATTGAAATTTCAAAAGCTATTTCTTGATAAGCCTCGGAATTAGGATCAAGGACTAATGTTTTATAACAAGTCTGCCCAGATTTACCATTAAGATACATTTTATCACGTTCGAATCCCATATCATTGATTCTTTGTGAGAAGACCTTTTTACTTACTGCTCTAAGACTTTCATTATCTGCCCATATTTGATAAACCTTGTACAAATCATTGAGCGAAGTCGGGGTCTTTTTTGTATCTACTGCACAAACATTATGAATAAATTGTGCAACATTGTCATTCTGACTTTGATATTCCTGTGTAGTTAAATCTAATTCTGCACTAGGAGTAAAGTCATCATTTTCCATTAGCCTTTTAAGACCTTCAATCATCCAGTTAAAGATACCAGCTTTTTCTTCTCGTAACGCTGTTTGAATTTCTGTCTTGACTCTATTAGATGGTCTAAATTCATTAGGAAATTTAACGAAGAACCATCTATCACGCCAAGCTATTGAATTATCTGATGTTCTAGGAGTTTCCTGAGAACTAAAAATCAAACGTGCTACATTTTGGAAATTAAACATATCACGTCCTTTAAACTCTGCAGATATTGTACCTCCGGCTATCAGGTTTTTAGCTATACTGGTTTCTTTGGTGAAACTAACTGTTGTATCATCAAAGATGTTTACAAGTTTGTCTTTTAAAGTAGCTGGACCAAATCTGGTAAATAATCCATCATAGGATAATGTTGCTGAATGTACTCCAAAGAAACTCTGAAGAAATTCAATCAACATAGATTTACCATTTTTTCCTCTACCATATAAGAACATAGCTTTACGATAGTTAGTATTAGGAATAAGACAATAACCTAAGTATTCCTGCATAACCATACGTACAGATTCATCTGGTAACCAATCAGCTAAATATTTTTTAAACCTAGGGCATTCTGCTGTAGGATCATATTCTAGGTCAAATGCTATGGTTGTTTTTAATTCGGGATCCCAAGGTAATAGTTCTCCCGATTTCCAATCTACCATACCATTTTTTACTACGATATAATCACGTAATTCCAACTGATGTGCACCTAAGTCGAAATCATCTGTTGTCTTATAAGCAGCTGTAAAATATTCTTCTATAGCTTTACGAGTTTCATCTACGTATGAACGCTTATCAAAATTTGGCGCACCATAGTGGGGTGAAGTAAGTACATCACGAATCCATTTATCTATGAGACCATAATTCCGCGTTGCATGCCATGGACCTTGTTCATCTGTTGTGTAATAGTAGATCCTAGAGAACTGATCGAAATGTAAATATACTCCTCCGTTCAAAAGATACTGTATTACATTTTTGGCCATTTTAGATGCTTCAAAGACTTGCTTTTTCTTATCAGCATATTCTGCGTCTTTTAACTGCTCTGCTTCAAAGAAGTAATCAACCTTATCTCTAATTGCTTGATCTTCAAGTGGTGGCTTACAATACTTTTCATTGTGCTGTAAACATATATTAAGGATAAAGTCTTTACCAAATCTACGTAAATCTCTATTAGCACAATAATGACCTACAATAGCAGTCATGGTATTATCTCTACTACCTTCAGGAATAGGTTGTTGTAACATTTCATCAGTTACTACAATTTTATGTCCTGTTTTACCTTGACCTTTAGCCTGTTTTGGCTTAACATTAACATTTTCAGGAATATCAGTTTGGAATTCTGTAGCTGTTCCGAACTCATCTGCAAAATTTACAGTTCCTGATGTCGTTGAACTACCAAAGTCAATTTTGAAGTCAGCTGAAGGTCTTATATCTTCTTCAGTGACTTTAATCCTATCTACCAACCAAGAAGGTGCAATAGCACAATCCAATTCCCAAGGACTATGACCGTCAACCCATTCATATTTACGTCCTGAATGATGAATAGATGGAGGTAACACAGTCTGTTGGCCTGTACATAATAGTGCACATTCTTGATGTTCACCCTGACCAGTTTGTTTAAACTTTTTCGTTTTTAATCCCGCAGGAATCAAGTACAATAAACGATGTCCTGCTCCTGTTGAATATTCCCAAGTGGCTGGCAAATCACCTTGTGACATTTCTTGTAGAAGTTTAATACCTTCATCGCCATCTACATCAATACCACAATAACCACTGGCATCTCCAAGAGGCAAGCCAATGTTCCAATTTTTAAAGCTTTTATCCCATGATTGCAAGTCAACTAAACTTGTATTGTTATGATCTTGCCATCCTTTTATCATAGGACTTTTGCCGGGACATTTACAACGTTGTATATGTTGCGGTGAAGCTCCTGCATGATCATGTGAACATAAGGGTATTATAGGTAAACCCAGTTCAACTAATTCTTTTGCTCCATCCAGCATTTTATACCTCCGTTGCTAATTCCCAAGTACATTCTTCTGCACGTTTACTTTCGTGAAACTGTGTAAATCTAGGATGTCTCGGATAACCTGCTTCTGTTTTTTCCATGAAAGTTACTTTACATACTCTACCTAAGAATGCCTGCTTATTTCTTGAAATGGACTCTCTCATACTTTCTGTTAATCCTGAACATGTACATACAACCGTAGGTTTTCCATTTACATAAGCACTTAATTCTAAAGCACCAATCCAGTTCATATAATAGAACTTAGTTACCGGCTTCATTTCGCCATCAACATCTTTCCAATAGGGCCAATCAGCAATATTTTTACCACCATACTCTGCTTTAGGTGGTTCATAACCGGAAATGAAGAAATCGGCTTCATCTTGTTGTTTTAACTTCATCCATTGCCATTTAGGTTTTTTGCCCATAATATAAATGCTGTCAACTTTCTTTAAAACCACGCCCTCGCGCCCGGCAGCTATAAGCTCTTCAAAGAATTCTTTCTTTCCATTGGTGCGTCGATCAACCAAATGAATGTAGGATTCTAAAGATGTGCCTTTGATAAATTGTGCATAAAATTGTTCTAGTATAGCACGTCTTTCTCTATAGGGTTGATTTATTAACCAAGTACCTTTAGGTGTTCTTAAAATATCCCAGATAGTATAATGAACATACCCGTTAGATTCCTGAAAAGAGCACGCTTGATCAGGTGCAGCTCCTGTTACTCTAGTTACATACTGACTAGTTTTACCTGGAAAGTTAATCTCACCATCAATGATAAGATTAGGCATCTGTAAGTGTAAAAAGAAATCTCGTAAATGTGGATAGTTATTCGTCTTTTCAACACCTTCAGTACTAAATAAACGACAGCCAAATGTCATATAATGACAACCGTCAATTTTTTCTTCAGCATCGTAATCTGGAGATAGTAATAACTTATGGAGTTTATCCATTTGTTTTTCGTCTGTATCATCTACTGTGGCTGGCTTCATAGCGCCTACTTTAGATACAAAGTCTAAAAAAGCATCAGACATTATGTTCTCCTTCCTCTTCATGATTTTGAATTTCCAGGTATAACTGGATTGCATTACTTAAAGCTTCTGTAGCTGTTTCTTTTCGTTGCGTATATGCTTGCTTAAAGCGCCAATATAAATCTTGAGGCACTTTGCCGCCAACGAATTTGTCATCTTTTTTCTCGCTGCACATAATTCCTCCTTATCTGAACTAATAATCTAGTGATTCTATGAATCCTATATTATTATAATATTAAAAAATAAAAGATTTTTAACCAGTTGCATTTATCATTTTAGGGTTATATAAATCGTTCCACGCCTCTTTATTTCCTGGCTCAAAAGAGTTGGGCAAAGTTATCCCGGGCGGTAGTGCCAATTAGGGTTTTGCCTTAGATGTCTCCGCCAGTGTTCTGCAACTAAAAAATTTTTTGCTTGAACTCGTTAAAAATAAGAAAGATTTCTATATTATAATAATATACGATAAAATATGAAATAAAGTACTTTATCGTAAGTTCCAATTATTTTTATTTATTGTCATAAGGAGGACAAAGACATGGCAAACACTAATTTTGAAGCCGAGTTCGGCGCACAGGAAACACCACAGTTCCAGGCAGATGGAATGGGACAGGAAAATGTAAACACGGAGCTTCCTGAGGGAGCTACAGCTGAAGCACCTGCACAGCGTGAGACTTACACACTTTCAGATGGTACAGAAGGATCAAGAGCAGCTTTCATCCGTGAGAAGTTCATCGATGAGAACATGAGCCGTAAGCAGATCAGTGAGGAATTCGGATTCCCTTACAGAGTTGTTTACAGCGCAACAGTAAACATGACCAATGATGCAGAAGCTCCTAGCAGAGGACGTTCAGCTACAAACTCTGTTATCAAGGTTAATGCAGAGAATCAGTTCGTTGAAGTTAAGGAAGTTGATGGCCAGGAGCTCACTTTTGTAAATGGTGAGGCTGTTGACACTACATATGCTGATGAGGATCTTCAGGATAAGAACCGTAATGAGTGGATTAAGGAAATGGTTGATAACGGCATGTCTCGTGGCGATATCGCTAAGATTCTTGGTTTGAGCTACGGTGTTATCTATGGTCTTACAAAGGATTCAGAAAACACTCGTCAGACACATACAATCACTCTTGAGGATGGCACTGAGATCAGCCGTGCAGAGTATATCCGTAGACGTGTTGCAGAAGGTGTTAGCAGAAGTGAGGTTGCTAAGGAGCTTGATGTTCCTTACAGCGTTGTATGGCAGGCAACCAAGACTGAGAAGACTGATGAAGATAAGTTCAGAGCAGCAGTTGAAGTTATCGAGTCTTATCTCGATCAGCTTGACAACAAAGAAGCAGCTCAGGAAGCTGTTACAATCCTTCAGGCAAGCAACTTTGTTGAAGAGGCTGATGAGGAAGCAGCATCTGAGGAAGCAGCAGAGTAATTGTCTTGTTCAATTCACTATATAGTGGCCGGATCTTCTTACAGATCCGGCCATATATTTTGCAATTAGGAGGAGACAACAAAAGATTTTAGGAGGAATAGCATATGGACTATGAAGAACAGAAACAGCGATTGGAAGAAGCTAGTATATTTTTATCAGCAGATGAGTTAGCTGCATATTACCGTAATCCGGATGTATTAACTCTTCAGCCTGGAGATAGCGTACCAGTGGGGTATAAGCGTTGCGGGCATTGTGGCCTATATAAGAAGTACTACTTATTTAATCGCAATTCAAGTAGTAAGATAAATTGTACTGGTAATTGCAAGGAATGTCAAAAAGCTAGTTCACATAAAGCATATCAGAAAGCTAAACCCAAGAAAAACTATAAAAAGTACTATGAAGAGCATAGAGAAGAAAAGTTAGCAAGAGGTAGAGCTTATTATGCTGAAAATAAAGAGAAGATCCTTGCAGGTCAGAAAAAGTATCATCAGACTAAAGCTGGAAAAAAGGTAATGCAGAAATCTCATGCCAAAAGAAACAAGCTTATGAAAGCTAATGCAGGTATTCCTTGGAAGAGAGAATGGATTATTGATAGAGATAAGCAGGGAGGAGAATTTCCAATTTGTGTATTGTGTGGAAAGCCTATCAAAGTTGAAAGAGATATACACATGGAGCATCTTGTACCTGTAGTTTTAGGTGGATTAGACGACTTTACAAATGTTGGTTGCGCTCATTCACTTTGTAATCTGCAAAAGTCGAAAGATGCTAGAGAAATTGATGTTGAGCAGGTAGAGAACTTAATGATTCTTTCAGAGAAGTATATGGATGAGCATCCTGAGCTTTTTGAAGGTTTTTCAGGCAACCAAGAAGATTAACTGTATCATCAGATATTTCTTTAAGCCTTTTTTATGTTTTCCGGCTTAGAAAAGCTACGACCATTTTGACTAGTGATTTTCTTAAGCCAGGAAGCGTATAATAAAATAAAAAAGATAAAGGATGGAGGGCTTAAGAATATGACCAAGGACCAAATTAAGGAAAAAACACAAGCGTACTATCAGGCATTAGAAGACGGATCCCTTACAGATGCTATTGATATAGCTAATAAGGTAGTTGTTTTAAATATGCCCTTAGTACATACAGTACTTGCGAAATATAAGCCGTACACCGAAGATCAAGTACAAATTGGTTATTTAGGACTAATTAGTGCATCAAGAACTTACAAGGTTATGAGAGGTGTACCTTTTTATAATTACGCATGCTTCTGTATTGAACGTGAGATCCAATTGGATTTCAAAAAACGTATGGAACAGTTCGAAGAGAAGATTGACAAGAATTGTGTTGTTTATCTAAATGCCGAAACTACTTTGGCTAATGGTGATTCAGTTACATACGGGGATATTATTATGGATCCAAATTCGGAGAAGGAATTAGATCGTTTTATTGTTGATAATGAGTTGTCATTTATTGTAGATAACGTTATCAAACCTGCAATAGAGGAGGTAATTAGAAGAGGACAGAATCACAAGTCCAAATTAAATGTTGACTTGTGGCGTAAATTGGAACTGCGCTATCTTATTGAGATGACTGAAGAAGATTCTCAAAAGAAGCGCTTAACATTTTCTACTATGTCTAAAGCTTGTGGTGTATCAGTGCAAAATATAAAGATGCGTCACGGCAAGGTCATGGAAGAACTTTTTCAAGGGATGTGGACATATATGACTTTAAGTTTTGATGAATTATTTGAACGTTTACGTGGAACGAAAAAAGTTCCACATAAGTTGTTATGTTTCGATCCAGGTAAAACAACCGGATGGTGTGTTTTTGTAGATGGTAAGTTAGATCATTGGGGGCAGCTTCCCGAATGTTATGATGATAACAATGTCAATCTACAACCTATGTTGGATTTATTTGAAGCAGAACAACCGGATTTTATCTTGTATGAGGATTACAAGGTTTATTCACACAAATTAGAGCGTCATACATTTAATCCTGTATTCACAGTGAGATTGATTGGCGCAATAGAGACTTGGGCACAAATGCATAATATACCGACGCATAAACAAATGGCTTCGACAGCTAAAGCTTTTGCTACCGATGAGAAGTTAAAAACCTGGCATTTTTGGGAAAGAGGAATGCGCCATGCACGTGATGCAATTCGTCATGGTTGTTATTTTCTTCTGTTTTACAAGAAAGGTCAGGATATTATTTAGAGGGTAACTAGGAGTTGGGCGAAGCTCGCCCGGGTACAAATTATGGAGGTGAAACCATGAAGAGAGCAATAGCGAGTCTTATTTTAGGCTTGACAGTAACTCTGTGCGTGGTAGTTTGTGTGATTCCGCAGACTACTCGAACTACGCAAGCAGATCAAGTAACAGTAGAAGAACCAGAACTAGAACTTGAATATGAGCAGATCGAAGTAGAGAATGGCATTATATTCAGAGAAGTACATACAGGAGAGGAAATATTCTTTGAATATACAACTCCTGTATCAGCCTCTGAGGATGAAGCATCACAGGTAGAGGAGTATCATATAACGGATCCAAATGATCCATATTATATCACAGAGATTCCTCTTGAACAAGATCCTAAAAAACGCAGCACGCGCGAGATTTGTGAAGAAGTTGCGGAATTATATCCTAGAATATCTGCAGAGGATCTAGAGGCCATGTGTATTCAGGAAAGTGAATGTGATCCAGATGCTTTTAATGGAGTAGATCGCGGAATAATACAAGTAGCTAAAAAGTGGCATTCTGATAGGATGGAACGTCTAAATGTACAAGATTTATCCGATCCTTATGGATGTGTGCTAGTAGCTGCAGACTTTTTGAATGAACTATATGACATAGCAGATACTTATGCAAATGGTGATTTTGCTTATGTCTTGATGAGATATAATATGACTATAGAGTCAGCCAATTATTGGTATGATCAGGGAGTTATCTCAGAATATGCTCAAAACGTAATTAAAATGTCGAATGAATTGAAGGAGGCTCATGGTTATGAAGAATGACAATTATTGGAAAGAAATGAAAGCCATATTAAAAGAGCAGCATAAGGAGCGTGTTAAGAAAACTCCAGAACGCATTGAATATGCTTGTACATTATTGGATAATGCCGGGATTGAATATCAGTTAAAAAATCCCGCTACAGGACATTTTCATTGCTGGCGTAAAGCTGATGGTAAATTATTCCAATTTTATGCAGGCACAGGTAAAATACAAGGATATAATAAGATAAGAGGCATACATGCCTTAATTAGTTTACTTTCGAAAGGAGTAAGTGCATGAAAGAATGTAAAGGTTGTGGTTGTTTAATGGATGATGATCACGAACAAGATCTATGTGAATGTTGTATTGATGATGGCTTAACAGAAGTACAAGAAGAGTCTAAAATAATGAACATTAGTGATAAATTAAAAGAAGTTTGGCCTAAACTCCGTCCTTATCAACAGGACGGAGTAAAATTTATGATTCAGCGGAGACACAATTTGAATTTTGATGACATGGGTTTAGGTAAAACTGTATGTACCTTGTTTACAGCACTCTATAAAATGCAAAATATGGATGTCTATGCGGATACACATGATGAACATGTTTTAATTCTTTGTCCGGTAAAAGCTTTAGGTGTTTGGCAACAGGAATTAGAACAGTGGTTTGGGGTAAAATCACTAATCTACTCTGGTACGCCTACCCAACGAAAAAAGTTGGCTGAACAAATTCCTAAGAATTTATTTATAGTAACTACTTATGGTATGTTGAAAGAAATGAATCAATACCATGTACTTGGACTTATTTGTGATGAGATACATGAGGGATCTGCTGGTTTATTAAATCATAAGAGTAAGACTTATGCAAAAGTAGCTTCTTGGTATTCTAGAATTACTTGGTCATTTTTATTAACAGGTACTCCAGTTAGACAAGGTGTAATTGATTTGTTTGCTCCTCTGCATTTGGTGGATAGTGCTGTATTTCAAAATTATTGGCAGTTTGTAAATAAATATTGTATTGTATTAGAAACACCATTCGGTAAAGAAATTCAGCGTAATCCTAGAAATATTGAAGGATTTCGAAATTTATTAAGTAAATACCGTTTAAGGAGGATTAAATCTGAGGTATTACAAGATTTGCCAGGAAAACAAAGACAGATTATTCCTATTACTATGACTAAAAAACAAGCAAAGGCGCACCAGGAGATTTTAGAGGATTTTATATATGCTGATGAAGATTCCGTAGTAGTGGCTCCAAATGCAATGACAGCTATTTTAAGGTGTCGTCAGTTACTTGTAAGTCCTAGATTATTAGGTATTGATGAAGATGGAGCTGCTTTTGACTATTTAGCGGATGAAGGTAAAGAATTGTTAAAGGATGATAAATGCTTTGTAGTTTTTACACCTTTTAAGATGGCAATTCCTTTGTTAGCGGATCTTATTAAGGGATTTGGTTTAGGTACTAAAATCTTTACTCTTATGGGAGGATTGCAACCTACTGAATTTGCAAGACAATGGCAAGGATTTCTAGATTATAAGAGTAATAATAAGGTACTTTTATGTGTAATTAAATCTGGGGCATCATTTCATGCGACTTGTGCTTCTGATTGTTTCTTTTTAGGATACGAATGGGATTTTAATTTATGTGTACAAGCCGAAGATAGATTATGTCGTTTAGGACAGAAAAATTTTGTACATTGCCGTTATCTGTTACACCCTGATTCAGTTGATGAGCTTGTTAAGGAGAAACTTAATGATAAAAATGCAGCAACTAATTGGGTCATAGGTACAGATGAACAGTATAAGTGTATGTTGCGCTGTGTGAAATCTAAAGTGAAATTATAATCCCGTTAAAAATCATTTTCGTTTGAATATTATAATAATATAAGAGTTTTGAAACAACTCAAAAGTACCATAATCAGAAAGGAGAAATGTTTATGGAAGAGTTAAGTCATTACACTATACGAACCTCTGATAGAAGAGTGTTTCGTAGATGCTTGCGTAAGTGGTCATTTCAGTCATCACTGCGGGGCAATTGGAAGTATCAGGGAACAGAACAGAATATAAACTTTTGGTTTGGTTCCGCGATACACTTCGCAATGGAGGATTATCATGGTTATAATGTATTTGGTGATCCACGTATTGCATTTTGGGCTTATTATCAAGCCTTTCCTGAGGATGAATTACCTCCGGGAGCAGAAGCGCATTATCCTCTAGGTATTGCTATGTTGAGTTATTATTTAACATGGTATAAACGCCATAATTCGTCTTCTGGTTTTGAGACAGCATTGATTGATGTTGAAACAGGCGCTTTAGTTGATCCACATCATAAAGATCCTAATGCCGAATATTATCCGGCAGTAGAACAGACTTTTATGATACCTTTAAATGTTTGGGTAGCTGTGGATAAAGAAGATAATATTGTAGCTTCTTATTGGGATGAAAAGGATTTACCTATGCTGGATCGTGATGCACAGGGAAATTTGGTAGGTAATACTTCACCTAATGATCCTAATGTTCCTGTTCTTGGAGTTGCAGATTATGCTGAAGTAAATGGCAAATTGTGTCAAATAGTACCTATTAACTATCATGGAACTATTGATAAAGTAGTTTTTGATAAGTTAGGACGTTTATGGATCTTAGATTATAAGACCGCAAAAGGTGCTGATACAAATAAGCTTGATACGGATGATCAGATAAGTGCTTATATGTGGGCTTTTACAAAGCTTTTCGGACAGAAACCTTATGGTTTTATTTATTTGCAGCTTACTAAAGAAGCTGTACAGGAACCTAAGCGACTTAAAAATGGTTCTTTATCTGTAGATAAACGTCAGAAGACTACATATAGTCTTGTTAAGCAGGAAATTTTAGATGAATATGGTAAAGTCGAAAATGCACCTTCTAATATAATTCAATTTTTGAATTATATGGCTGAACAAGAAGCACCTGAAGGTGATCGTTTTATTCGGTGGGATTTTGTAAAGAGATCTGAAGAGGAATTAGCTGCTCATGAAAGACATATTTATGGTGAGCTTCGTCAGATGTTAAATCCGGATCTTTATTGTTATCCTTCACCTACAAGAGATTGCATTTGGGATTGTCCTGTAAGAGATTGGTGTCTTGCTTTGGATCGTAATGACACACAGACAATTGAGGAGTTTATGCGTAATTTTGAAAAGCGTCCCCATAATGAAGATGGTAATGTTGATCCTTGGCGTGAAAATATTCCTTGGCCTGATGAAAATGGCATGTATAAGGATAAAGATGGAAATATGAAACCGTTACCTTCATTAGAGGAGATCATGGATTATGACTTAAATATGACTATTGAGTTAGATAGTGATCGTTATGCTTCTGAAGGTACTTTTAATTTTGCATATGAAGAGAAGGAGTGAGAATAATGACAACAAGTTTATCTGGAAATCCAATGACAACAAAACCTACATTAACACCTGCGGGTAATCAAGGAGTTATGCCTCCTAAAAATAATACAACACCTAATCCGACAACCCCGGTACAGAAAAGTAATCCTGTACCACCAGCTTCTACAGTTACAACTCCTGTAGCTAATGCCAATAATCCTTTTATCGCAAGGGATTTGAACTTTGATGATGATTGGCTGTCAATGCTGATTTATGGAGATTTTGGTGTAGGTAAAACTTATTTAGCTGGTACTTCAGTATTTGTTCCTTCGTACCAGGATATTTTATATGTGGCTCTTGAAGGTGGAGAAAAGGGTTTGAAACAACTGGTTAGAACTGGTAAAGCTCAAGGCATTGATGTTGCATCTCATATTTTAGTAGTTCCTGTACAGACCTTTAAACAGTATGGTAATATTTATGAGTTCTTAAAGCTTCATGTTAAATTCCGCGATGATAATGATATTATCAATCTTCGTAGGCTTGAAGCTCAGATTAAGGGTTATGATGCAGCTACTTGTCAGGATAATGCAAAGCTTGAGCAGCTTATCCCTAATCCGAAGAAGATTCGTACAGTTATTACGGATTCATTAACAGAGGCACAGAAGTATTGTATGTATCAGCTTCTTGGTATCAATCCTCTTACACAGCGTATTGATAATGAGCCTGATTCCGCACAATTCCAGGATTGGGGACGTTCAAGAGAGATGATTCAGTTCTTGGTTCGTCGTCTTAGGGATCTTCCTGTTAATAGTATTTTCATCTGTGGTCAGGATACGGATCAGGATGCATCTAAAGTCTGGTATTATACACCGTTGCTCCCCGGTAAGCTTGCAGGAGATGTTCGTGGTTTAGTTGACTGTGTTGGTTATCTGGCTTCTATACCTCTTGAAGGTGGTCAGGTAATTCGGAGATTGTTTTTGGTCGGCGGAAAGTATGGTAATGCTCAAATTGCGGCAAAACATCGTTTCGGTGATAGCTTGAAATCCGCATTCGTAGATAATCCGACAATGCAGACCATATACGATTTGGATCAGGCTTAAAAAATTTTTTGAAAAGCTAAATGAACTCGTTAAAAATCTATATTTTTCACATATTATAATAGTATAAGAGATTTTAAGATTTCTTTAAAAGCGATCCATCCTCGCTTTGAACACCTGGCAGGCGAAGAAAAGCACCTTATGAATGAATGAGGCGTTTGGGTGTGGAAGTTATAAACCTGGGAAAGCTTCCACATATCCGTGAATAGTTTAAGTCTGGTAAAACATTTCGATCGTAGTTATGAGATGCGAACGGAAAGATGAATGGTTCAAATCCTTCTTTGCGGTTTATCGTGTACATCAGCACGAGAATTACACTGACCCAGCGCGCGAGGGCTACAGATGTAATAATTCCATTGGCGTGTAGTGTGATGGCTACAAAATCTTATTTGCAGTGGGTGGAGGTCGGGCAAGTAAGGAAGGTGTAGGAGGTCTATTTATGGAACAGGGAAATTTTAATCTCGGTGGCGAAGTAAATGAACAGCAGGGTGTGCAGGCTACGGCGGATGCAGGCGGAATGGTGTTCGATCTGAACGGTGTTGAAGACAGAGCAGCGTTTGAGGTTATGCCTAAGGGCACTTATAACGCAATTGTCGAAGAGTTCGAGTTCACAACATCACAGTCCAGCGGCAATCCTATGATCAAGGTTGTGTACAGCATCACAGATCCTGAATTTGAGGAACGTAAGATCTATGATTATTACGTACTTGCAGGAGATGGTGCAAAGTATGCATTACCTAGACTCAAGCAGCTGATCACACGTGTTTGTCCGGATGTTGATAGTTCAGCATTTAATCCGGCAGCATTTGCAGAGTCTGGAACGATTATCAATCGTGCATGCCAGCTGAAAGTTGGAATTCAGACACAGAAGAATGGCGAATATGCAGGCGAGAAGCGTAACAATGTTCGTGAGATTCTTGCAGCGTCTGAAGGCAGTAACGCTTTCCTGGGATAAGGTAGATAATCCCATCCATGGCGGAGATGTGTCTTAGGACGCATCTCCGTTTTTTATTGTTAAGGAGGTATAGTAAGATGTCGATGTTTAATGATTATCAGTATGAAGCTAGTAAGACTTTTAAACCCACAAAGCAATTGACTCCTGAACAGGTAAGATTACTTGATTGGTCTACAGGTCTTGGTGGTGAATCCGGTGAAGTGTTAGATATTGTAAAGCATGGCATCTTCCACGGCGAGGAGTTCAATAAGATGGAGCTCGCTAAAGAGCTGGGAGATGTCTTATGGTATGTATCTGCAATCGCTACTACCTGTGATATCGATTTAGGAGATGTCGCCGCGTTAAATCGTGCGAAGTTGAATCATCGTTATATTTCAGGCAAATACAGCGAATCTGAATCTGCTAATAGACATAAGCAGGAGAACGCTTTTGAAGATACAGCCATATATAAATGCTTAAAAGCAAGGATCTGCAATACGGAAGAAATTCCATTCAGTATTATTGTAGTTGGTCCGGATGGCTCAGGCAAAACAACTTTTACTAAGGCATTGGCTGAAAAGCTGAATATGCAGCGTATTAAGTGTGATTATCGTCAGGAAGATAAACTTACACAAGCTAAAATGTATTTGTTCATGGAAGCTAATACAATTTATGATAGGTTTTATTATCCTGATGAGTTAATCTACAGTGAAGTTAAAAATATTCCTTTGGATGAGGAATACAAGCATGATATGCATGACTTGATTGCTTTATTGATTGCGGCTAATGTCATTGTCATTTATTTAGATGCAGACTTATCCACCTTAAAAGAACGTTCAGCTGTTTGGGCAGATGATTACGTACAGGTGGATCAGTTAGAGCATATCAAGAAAGCTTATTCACGTTATTTAGGTGAAATTGCAGCAGCTGGTGTACCTATTATTGAATTAGATACATCAAATATTCCTTTGGGTTCTGCTGAATGGGAAGCTTTTCTTGATAAGATTACAGGGGACCTCAAGAGTAGGGCAAAGTTCTTCGCCCGCGCAGAGATTTCCGGAAGGGAGAAAGTCAATGAAAAAGATAACTAAAGAGATTACGTTCGATTGTGCACATATGCTTTCAAATTATGACGGCAAATGTAATAATTTGCATGGACATACTTATAAAGTACGTGTACAGTTAGAGGGCGACTTAAAAACTGAAGGATCACAGCTTGACATGTTAGTTGATTTTAATGAGCTGAAATCGGCTATGCAGCTTCTAATTATGGACAAGTTTGATCATGCTCTTGTTATTAGCGGTGAGAGCTTCCGTGAGAAAGCTGAAGATGAATTGCTTGATTGGGCAATAAAATATAACAAGAAAGTTTTTGTTATGCCTAGACGTACTACAGCGGAACAGATGGCACAGTTCATCAAAACAGAAATGCACGTTTATTTTAAAGGTGCATATAATGTCATTGTACAGGTGTGGGAAACTCCTACATCATATGCGGAGGAATTTTAATGAAGGTATTAGAAATTTTTGAAAGTATACAGGGTGAAGGATCTTTTATAGGATCACCTGTTACTTTCGTAAGATTCCCTGGATGCAATTTATCTTGCCCTTGGTGTGATACAAAAGAATCTTGGAAGGCTGGAAACGGAACAGATTACACTGTGGATTCCTTAGTTGAAGAGCTTTGCGCACCAGAGAAGAAAAGTAGGATTATTGTATTTACAGGAGGCGAACCTTGTTTACAGAAAGATTTGCCTGAACTGATTGATCAGTTATCTCTTAGAGGTAAGTTTCTTTGTATTGAAACTAACGCAACTCAAGAGGTTCCGCAAGGCATCGATTGGGTTGTAGCTTCACCAAAACCTCAGGCTAACTATACGATTAACTCCTTGTGTAAACCTAATGAATTAAAGTATGTCGTCACAGAGGACTTTGATGCAGAGAAAGCAATACCTGAAACAATTAGATCTATGTATGCCGGTAAGATTTGGTTACAGCCTGATGGTAATGATATGCAGAACATGTGGACAAGAGCTTATCATTTAGCTATAGCCGATCCACGTTTACGTGTAGGTGTACAGTTACATAAGTTAATGGAGGTAAGATAAATGGAGAGTATGTTTGATAAGCGCCAGGAGGCCGTAAAAGAAATCCTTGCTAATATCGATGGCGAGGATGTTACACGTGAAGGTCTTTTAGAAACTCCTAAGCGTGTGGCAAAGATGCATGAGGAACTTTTTGGAGGATATAAGATGGATCCTAAAGAGATCCTTGGTAAGCGTTTTGATGTAGATATCACTTATGATGAAGATGCTCCTGTAATGACTAATATCTATAACAATGGCCTTGTTATTGTTAAAGATATTCAGTTCTTCAGTCAGTGTGAGCATCATATGGTACCTTTTTATGGTAAAGCCCATATTGCTTATATTCCTAAGGATGAAGTCGTAGGATTAAGTAAGCTGGCAAGATTGACAGAGTGCTATGCACGTAGATTACAAGTTCAGGAAAGAATGACTAACCAGATTAAGACAGCTATTGAGGAAAATCTTCAGCCTCTTGGTGTTATGGTAGTTATTGAAGCGGAACACATGTGCATGGTAATGCGTGGAATCAAAAAGATTGGTACGAAAACAATCACATCATCTATGAGTGGTGTATTTACGGAGAATGATGCACTCCGTGCTGAAACAATGTCTTTACTGAGAGGATAAGGAGGTATTGTCATGGTAAAGATCTGTAAGGATTGTGGACAGGAATTTGAACTTACAGAAAAAGAGGAACACTGGTTTACTGAACGTAAACTGGTTCCTCCTGCAAGATGTAAGTCTTGTCGTAATAAGCGCAAGGCATTAAAGCGGAACAAGAAGGAGGATAAGTGATGAAAACAGTTGTTCTTGCAAGTGGTGGATTAGATTCCACAGTATTGCTTCATCAGGCCGTAAAAGCTAATGGAGCTGAAAATGTAATAGCTTTGTCCATCTATTATGGACAGAAGCACAAAAAAGAACTTGAGTATGTTAAATGGCAGGCAGAAAAGTTGGGTGTACAGCTTTTCGTAGAAGATCTTTCAGCTGTGTTTAAATTCAATAAAGATTCGAGTGCACTTCTCGAGGGATCATCACGCGAAATTGTACATGAGAGTTATGCAGATCAGATTAAGGCTGATGGTCTTGTATCTGCTTATGTGCCTTATCGTAATGGTTTGTTTCTTTCTTATGCAGCCGCTGTAGCATTACAGCTTGAAGCAGATTTAGTTCTTTATGGTGCGCATGCAGATGATGCTGCTGGTGATGCATATCCGGATTGTACACCTGAATTTATCGAAGCACAGACTAAGGCAATTGAGCGCGGTACTGGCGGTAGAGTTTGTATGAAAGCTCCTTGGTATCATATGAACAAAACTGAAGTTGTTCGTGAAGGATTAAACCTTGGAATGACTCAGGAAGACTTCGAGCATACATGGTCTTGCTATGAAGGGGCTGAAGAGCCTTGTGGAACATGTGGCACATGTCGTGATCGTATCGCAGCTTTTAGAGCTAACGGTTTAACTTGCAACTAAATAATATTTGGAGGCTCTCAGGAGCCTCCTTTATTTTAACATTAAAGTGGAGACAATAGGAGGAATAAAATGTCTAACGAAAATTACAGAATGTCAATGGTACCAATTGTACCGCAGAATTATTTGAATCTTATTAGTAAAGCAAAGCATCATATGGCTTTAGCCCATTTAGTAGGAGCTCCCGGAATGGAGACTTATACCGAATTCTATATGAATTGCGAAGGATATGTCATTTTAGATAATGGCGTAATTGAGAATGCTCAGGTTACTATGGAAGAGCTTGTTGCTAAAGCAGCTATTATCGGAGCAGATGAAATTATCCTTCCGGATGTATACAAAGATGCTAAAGCGACTTACAAACGTGTTAAAGAAAGTCTTCAGTGGCTTGATACACATGAACATGGTGACTTTAAGATTCATGTAGTTCCTCAGGGATCTTCAATGGAAGAGTGGGTTAAGTGTGCTGCAGCACTTATTCATAACTTTGGTATGTCTATTGATACTATTGGCATTCCAAAACATCTTATAGACACATGTCAGAACCGTGATGCTCGTTTAGTAGCAATTAAAAAGTTATATGATATTTGTCCGGAGCTTGATTATTATCAGATTCATCTTTTAGGTTGTTGGAAAACTCCTTTAGAGGTACTTATGATAGCTAAAGCTTCATCTCAGGGACTCATTCCGGAAATTCGTTCTTGTGATTCCGCTATTGCATATGTATATGCACGTAAGAATCTAAAATTCAGTGATGATGATCGTCCTGATAGTGATCCTATCAATTTTGAAAATGGTCCGGTTGAAAATGAAATGATGCTACAGTTTAATTTGGCTGCTTGGACAGATATAGGAAATCCTACAACTAACAGACTTGTCCAGTTTGTGTAAGATCAATCCCGTTAAAAATCTGAAATTGTTGCATATTATAATAATATACAGCAATTTCAGATTATATAGGAGGTGTTTAATATGGCTTGTACTAATTGTTCTTGTACTCATTATGTTAAGATTACAGGACAAAATAATGCAGATCGTGTGCGGGCTTTAACAGACTTTAAAGGCTTAATGGTAATAGGAGAATCTCCTACAGCCATAGAGGCTTCTAAAGGAGCTGTTATGACAGGTTCAGGTGCTCAGGTATTAAAAGACACATTACAAAAAGTAGGTATGCCTTATAAAGAATCCGAGGTGTATTACACAGTAGCTATAAAGTGTGCAGTACCTAAAAAGAAAGGACAAAAGTTTCCTTCAGACGCACCAGTGAATTGTAGAGAATATCTATTAGCAGAGATCCGCGCCGTCAAACCCAAAATGATACTTGTATGTGGCGCTATAGCATTGCAAACTTTAACAGGTAATGCTGGTATTAAAGTCACAGAGCAATATGGTCGTGTATTAAGTGATTCTTTGATGGATGAAACTTTAAAGACCGTATTAAAAGAAACTTATGATGACTTAAGTGATATACAAATTTTACCTATTATGAATCCGGGTGTATTGATGCATAAACCTGGAGATTACAAACCATTTTTAAGTTATCTGACACTTGCATCAACTCTCTTTAAGGGAGGTGAAGAAGTAGATACAGGAGAAACAAAATGGGTAGTTTTAGATACAATGGATAAGGTAAAATCCTTATGGGAAAAGATGTATAAGGATTTTAAGGCCGGAAAATTTGTAGTAGCCTCGTATGATATGGAGACTACTGGCTTGGATTATCGTGAAGCTGAATTTTGTGTTTTAGGTATTTGTTATGAGAAAAATTTAACTTATGTAATTCCTAGAGAAATGGCTTTACGTAATGTAGTACATAATTTTATCGAAGGTGTACCGTGGAAATGTCTATGGCAAAATGGTAAGTATGATAAAAAAGTCATTTGGCGCAGAGGTTTAGGTACAGTCAGCATTGATGAAGATACGGTATTGATGCATTATGTACTGGATGAAACTTCAGCGCATGATCTGGGTTATCTTACTAAGGTTTATCTTAATGCGGCAGAATATAAGTATAAGATGAATCAGAATTGGAAAGCTGTTTCACTAGAGACCTATCCAAAATTCTTTGAAGCTTTATGTGAACGTGTTGCTGTCGATTGTGATTATACGTTACAGCTTTATTGGGTTCTTAAAGCGGAATTAGATAAACCTGAAAATACAGCCCTTAAGAAGGTATATGAGAAGGTGCTTATTCCTGCGACAAATTTGTTAACACGAATTGAACAGAATGGCTGTCTCATAGATGACAATTATCTCGGAGAACTTGATGTTAAGTATCAAGCTTTGTTAGCTGATATTCAGCATGAGATACAAGTTTTATCTGAACCTTTTTGGGATGCAAGAGCTTATCAGCAAGCTACAGGAGCTAAAAGCGCTCCAGTTAAGTTTAATCCGGCTTCTCCTCAACAGATGGCTTGGATGGTATTTGATCGGCTTAAATTACGTCCTCGTATCAAAAAGGGAAGATCTACAGCGGCTGAGGTATTAGAGTCTATAGAGGATCCGCCAAAGCTTATCTCTAAAGTTCTTGAATATAGAACTGTACAAAAAGAGCATTCAACTTATGTATTAGGCTTATTGAATGCAAGAGATGAAGATGGTAGAGTTAGAACGAACTTTACTTTACATGTAACTGCAACTGGACGACTTAGTTCAAAAGAGCCAAATATCCAAAATCAGCCAGCAACTCACGGTGTAGGTAATATACGTAAAGCATTTATAGCTCCTAAAGGTTATATTTTAGGAGAGATTGATTACTCTGGTGCGGAGTTGCGTTGGTTAGCTTTCTTATCTCATGATGAAACTTTATTAGAGATTTTCCGCGAAGGTAGAAATCTACATAAGGAAACAGCTACTAAGATGTTTGGTCCACATTTTTCACCTGCTGAAAAGATGATCGCTAAAGCTCTTAACTTTGGTATAGCTTATGGACGTGAAGCTAAATCAATTGCAGATACGTTTGATATTTCAACAGCTGAAGCACAAGGACATATTGATAACTGGTTTAAAGCATATCCTGGAGCTCACGATTATCTGGAGTGGTGTGCGCACCAGGTAGAATTAGGTAATTATCTTGAAACTCCTTGGGGCCGTCGTAGACGTTTCGGCATTGTAACCCCCGCGAGTCTTCATTCGCTACAAAATGAAGCAAAGAACTTTCCTATTCAATCATCATCTTCTGATACTTTATTATGGTGTTGTATACAGCATGAGAAAGAATTAACAGAACATGGTATAAAGATTATCAATCTTATTCACGATTCAGCTTTAGTAGAGATTCCAGCTGATCCGGCCGTTATAAAGTGGTTTGGTACAAATATGAATCAATGGATGGTTAATGTGCCTGTAGAGTTATTTGATTGTCCTGTACCATTTTCAACAGACTTTGAGGTAGGATTAACTTGGGGTGATTTAAGTGGTACTGAATTTAATTACAATGAGGATATTACATCCAAAAAACTCCTACAGCGCGAGATGAAAGATGATACTATGAAATATTATTCTTGGGATGAATGGTATAATATGGAAGGATAAGGATATGACAAAGCAAGAATGTGCAATTGTTATGGCACATACTGGTATATGTATGTTAACAGGAAATGATTTTAGTATTTTTCATAAGTACGTTGAAGATATTATGCAGCGTCCTGTATATACACATGAACTTGGTATACCTAGTATAGCCGAAGAAATTAAAGAACGTAGTAAGGCTGATTTTTTAAGGCTTTGCGCTGAAGCTAAATAATCCATAAGGTTATCTATTTAAGGAAGTATATTTCGATATACTTCCTTTTTTGTTGCTTACTTACTGGAGAGCATCCCACGCGGGCCAGCTTTTCCCGTCTCTTATGCCAGAGTAACAAAAAAGGCTAACTTCTTGCGAAGCTAGCCTTTTAAAGAAAGGAGACCAACATGGCATGGTCTAAAGTAAGATGACTTCCTGATTTATGCTGGATAGTTTTATCCCCTGTTTGATAAACTCGCCCTTATATTCTTCTTTATAAGGACCATATTTTAACCAACAACCTTTTAAGTGTCTTATTCCTGAAGGAAGCATTATTTGTTCAAACTCCTCATAAGTATGTCCTGTATAGATTAACACATTTAGATTATTTCTTAATGCTTCTTCTGCTATAAGAACTAATCCATAGGGATCCATAGACCATTCTAAGCCACCCAAGACGCACCATGAGTGAAGAGGATTCCGCTTTATCTTTGCTACAATCATCTCTGGAGTGTCTTCATAAATAGGACTATTTTTAAGATGCTGATTAAAACAATTCTTACAGCCTATGTTACAATCTTTCGCAACTACTAAGGCTCCAAACTGTCCATCAGGACAATCTTCTGTTCTTTCGGGAATTATCCCACGATGTTCAATCCAAATCAAAGTTCTCTAGCGCCTCCGTTCTATTTTGCTTCCTGTCGCGGAATTCTTCTAACTTGCCTGGATTGTAATTTGATACCTCACGAATGTACCCTGTGATTCGCTGAAGAGTTTTTCCTGTAGAGCCACAAATTGGGCACTTTTCCAGATGAGCATCAAAATTACCATGTGTCTCACAAAGCTTTATAATAGGAGAGTGAGTCAGATATGGAAGTTTATATGTCTCACAAGCTTTGCGAATTAAATTCTTTGCTGCAGTGGCGCTTATAGCTCCTTCACTAAACAAATGTACTACGGTGCCTCCTGTAAACTTGCATTGTAATTCATCCTGGTGCGCTAGTGTGGCCCAAAAGCCCGGATTTTCTTTTACTGGAATGTGACAGCTATTTGTGTAATATGGAGCAGTTAAACTTCCCTGTGTTTTGATCTTAGTACCGTAAAGCTTAACATCTAACTTGGCTAATCTATAACATGTAGATTCTGCCGGCGTAGCTTCAAGATTATAAAGATGTCCTGTAAGTTGCTGAAATCCAATTAACTCTTCACGCATGAAATCTAACGTATCAAGAGCTAACTGTTTACCTTTTTCAGTTAAGATGTTTTCTTCACCCAACCAGTGACAATTCATAATCATCTCGTTTAAACCGACTAAGCCGATAGTTGAGAAATGATTATCAATTGTTCCTACATACTCATCAAATGCAGGTATCATACCTGTACCGATAATATTTTGGGCTAGCCAATTACGTTTATCTTCAAGAGATTCTTTAGCTATATTCATATACAACCGAATAATCTCAAAAAGATCTTCTTTGTCAGTACTTTCAAAACCCATTCTAGGTAAGTTTAAAGTAACTACTCCAATTGAGCCTGTACTATCACCTGATCCAAAAAGACCACCATTACGTCTACGAAGTTCTGTAAGATCGAGACGCAAACGACAACACATAGCACGTACGTCACTAGGATCCATATCAGAATTGATATAGTTACTAAAATATGGATAACCATATTTGCCTGTCATTTCCCACAGAAGATTATACTTGGGATTATCAAAATCGAAATCCTTTTGTATAGAATATGTAGGAATAGGATAAGCAAAAGGTTTACCATTTGCATCACCTTCTAACATATTCTCCCAGAAAGCCTGATTTATCATATCTGCTTCTTTCTGGAATTCTCCATAGGTATAAATATGATCTCCATCAATCCAAGGCTGACCACCGATAATAGCCGGTGAACCTTTTAAGTCATTAGGAATAGTCAAATCAAAAGTAAGATTAGTAAATGCGGGTTCTGCACCTGCTCTACTATTACTATTGATACTGAATATAAAGTTCTGTACACTTTGCTTAACGTCTACCTCTGATAGTTCGTCATAGGCTACAAAAGGAGCTAATAGTGTATCAAATGAACTTAAAGCTACAGCACCCATAATCTCATTCTGATAAATTGTCATCAGGTTTGCAATCTGATTAAGCAACGCATCAAAATGCTTTGCGGGTTTACTAGCCGGAATATTTGGTACACCTCTAACACCTTTTTGTAAAATGCTCTGTAAAGAATAACCACAGCAATACAAAGTAAGACCACCCATATCATGAATATGTAAATAGCCTTCATCATGGGCCTGACACACATCAGGCCCATAAACTTCTTTACTCCAGTATTCTTTTGAAGCAGCACTTGTAATGTACTTATTCATAGCTCCAAAGCTATATGGTGCATTGCTATTTTCTTTTACACGCCAATCACGTTTGGTCATGTATTCATTAAACAACTTTATTACATTCATGCTTTGTCCTCCGAGTCTACTAAGGTTAATGCTTCCTGCGGAGTACTTGGACAATAGAACTTATCATCTACCTGAATTATAGGCAATGATATATGAGGCCATACCTTAGCCGTAATCTTGTCCATTATATCTTGACGATCGTCCAAGTCAATAAACTCGAAAGGAATTTCCTTAGCGGATAATAGTTGTTTAGTTATGGTACATTTACTACAATGCGTTGTACCATAAATAGTTACTTGTTTCATTTTTATTTCTCCTCTGTTTCATCTGTAGTAACATCATCAGAAGAAATGTTAGCTGCATCTATAAGGCCTTCTCCGACAATGTAAGCTATTACGGTTGCTCCTGCCATAATTAAGGCCGTAATTGTAGCTGCTTCACTTTCAGAATGTCCTAATGCTACGATAAGCATTCCTACAAATGAAGCTATAGCAGCCCAAAGTTTACGACTTGTCAATTTACGGACAATTGCATCCTTTGTACTTTCTTTTTTAGTCATAACCAATCCCTCCTTTCTATATCTATATATTATTATAATATTAAAATGAAAAAGATTTTTAACCAGTTAACTACTTCCGTTTTAGATAAGCACTATGACTAAAACCAGTGTATAGAGTGCCATCAATAGCAACCTGTATATAATACCATCGCGCACCATTGAATGTAGAATAATATCCGTAACACTGTACTGTATATCCCTTAGGAATAAGTACTAAAGCTTTTTTATTTGTTCCGGCATCATTCCTTAAATATAGGTTCGCAGTAGTGATGTAAGATCCTGTAATTTTAGCATCCTTCTTTTCAGCATAAGTCGTAGCTGTTACTTTTTTAGCCGTAGGTTGTTCAGGCACTGCAGCTACTGAAGGTTTAACTGCTGAACCATTTAGAATTTCATTTACCTTAGCTTGTACTACTTTATAATCATAACCAGCGGCTTCTAAGGCATTTTTTCTAGCGGCACCTTTACCCCATTTATTTGCAATAACCTCTTTAGCAACTATGTCTATAGATTTGCCTCCCTGAGGCTTTTCTGTTGTAATTGCATTATCTGTATATTTAGGTGTAATAAAACCACGGATATACTTACCGTTAATAGAAATAGTTCTTCTTTTAACTGAATCACTATAATTGCCTTCTATTACGACGAAATATCCAGATTCAGGATAAACTTCAATTACGGTACCTACATGATCAGGGTTTCCTGTATTATCATTAGATCCATTATCTTGCCAATCATATAGTACAGCATCACCGGGCTGCGGTACATAACTATCTTGTTCTACCCAAATACCTTTTTTCTTTGCGGCTTCAATTAGGTAATAACAAGATATTTCAATTGGCATAATATCTGTATAACCAAGCTTTATTGCTAAAGCACTCCAGGTACAAGCACACCAAGCCCAACTATATTGCATTTTAACATTTCTAGGAAATAATCCCTTGAAACTATTATAAATATCAATTATTTGACGGAAACTTCCATCAGCTTCTTTTAAACCTTCCCAAGATTTGATAAGGTCTACAACTTTTTGTCTTGAATACTTCATTACATTTTCACTCCCTTTTTACATTTCTCGTAGTTGTATATTTAGGTAATCACTTCTATAGCAGAATAGGCTGTATACAGAATTGTATACAGCCTAACTGTTCCTATTATGATACCCCTACATATTCTTAAGTAGATATTCATTTAGGTCTTCTACAGATTTTTGCAATTTTGTGGTGTTATTACCATCAATAGCATGTTCTGATAAAGCCTGAAGACTTTTTATCATTAGCCTTTGACGTAAAAGGCTTTCTTCAGATACAGCCTCAAACTTTTTTATGGAAGAATCTACTGTAGACTCTAGGGCATCATGCTTTCTTTCTAGTCTATCCATACGATCCTCCAAAGATGATATCTTTTCATTTTGTACCTCTTCAGGATGATGTGCTTTTTTATGAATACCCACAAAGACAAGCACCGCTGCATTTACAGACACGATTAAAGCTGCTACAGTGGAAACCATTTGAATTACGTCAGCTGGTGTAAACATTATCTGCTGATTCATATGGTTTATTCCTCCTTAAATTCCATTTTTACTATATTATTCTCTTCTGTAACTGACATCGTTACACTAGACTCTTCAACAAATGTCATAAATTACCTCCTTATGCCTGTGATGTAATTGTAATCTCTTTAGTAGCTGTAATAGTCTGGTGATTATGCATTGTAGCTGTAATTACTACTGAACCTTCTGTAACACCTTCAACAATACCACCACTAGTTACTGTTGCGATAGAATCATCGCTGGATGACCAATTAACAGTTTCTCCTGCAGGGGTTGTAGTAGCGGAAAGAGTAATAGTAGAACCAACTTCAACTTCACTTTCACCAGAAATACTTACGGTATATTGCGTACCATAAGAAATTTCTCCGGGTTTAAGTACATCTTCAACATTAAAATTAAAGATGTTACTTGATCCAGCTACTCCAGAAGAATCTACCCAACGAAGCTGGGCTTTTACAGCTGTATTAGCTGCAAACAAAAAAGATTCCGTCTGCGAGATCACATTTGTAATTTCTTCTTCACCTACTGTGAATCCTGCATCACCACTGGTACGTTCAAGTACCATTTCTGTACCCTGTACGTAAGTGAGATAAACCTTCGCATTGGAAAGATTTACTCCGGGTGTAATACGATGTGTTGTTGTTGTTCCTCTTCTCATGGGAACCACCTCCTTATATAAATTGTTGCGCAACAATAGTTACCTACTTTTTTAATTATGAGAATCTTCATAATCAGCATTTACAAAAATTGGATTGTTAGTTGCTCCTAAAGCTATATAATGAACCTCATCAATAATTATTTCTGTTAAAAAGGTTGGCATTTTATCACCTATCATAAAATTTGGTAGAGCTATAGCTGTTGGAGCAAAAGCGGCGGAATATGAGTATCTAGGAAAATATAAAGGCATTAAGCAGATTTTAGCCGAATCTATTTGATCTATTGCTGGAGCGATTTTAGGTATATTTGCTGAATAATAAGTTCCATCAGAAAGAATAATGTAATTTATATTATCTCCAATCCCAAGCCCCCATGTAATATTATCATTTATATTAAGGAGAATCCAATGATAGCTATCGGGCGAACTTGGCTTATGATAAGATAGAAAATTTGAACCTTTATAAGCTATCGTACTAACTTTATATGCAGTTGAACCACTAACTGAATAAGTTGTATAATCACACCAACTATATGAACTGAATAAAGAATATCCAGTTTTTGTATAAAAATATAATCTAGGAAAACTTGTACTAGGTTCTACCCCAATATATATAGTGCCATATTTATAATATCTATAATCTGTCCTAGCTGTAAAAGGTAAGTCTTCAGTAATTTCAGTTAAGCCAATTTGTTCTAAAACATTGCATGCCGCATCTCTATAAGGGTATGAACTTTCTGCGGCTGTTACTGAAGCTGTATATCCTGTAAATTGCATATTAAAATCCTCCTTTTATTTATAATATTTCACCAAATAATAAATTAAGTATCTGTCCTTTTGCTTGACTACGTTGATTAAGCATAGGTTTAAATTTTAAAAAACCTAAAAAAGCTGAACAATGTTTAGGATACATCGTAGAATAGCCAAGACTGTCTGCATGTACATTAACTATAACACTTGAATAACCATCATAATGATCCTCTGGTGCGTTATAAGTGCCATTACGTGTAATAGTTTTTGTACCAAAGGATCCTGAAGTAGGTACATTAACTTCTACCTTATCATAGCCATCTAGGTTATCATCTTTTGCATTATAAATACCATTTGTAATTATATTCTTTGATCCTAAATCTGGTGGTATATTTCCGCCTCCACCTAGGCGTATAATGTTAGGCATATACTCTCACCCTCACTTGTAAATTTTTTGTAGGTACATTTACTGCATATAAAGTAATTTTATTCTTACTTTGTCCTGCATCCATAATTATTGCCTCTTGTAATAACGTATTATTTTTAATATTAGCTTGACTGGTAGCTAATAGAGGTAATATTTCTTGGGTACTGTCAGTAGTTACACCTTCTACAGTAATTGTTACTGTATGCTCGTCTATATCCCAAGCGGAACTTAAAAGAGTTACTGTTACTTCGTTAACAATCTTATAATTTTCCCATTTATCCTTTGTACTATTGTACTTAAGTAAATCATGTTCTGTTTCTTCAGCAATATCAACATCATGCAATTCTTTTAATTTGAAAGGAACCTGATTATTCGAACGTATTTGAGCTCCATTAGTTAAATCACCAATTAAATAACCTTCTTCGTTAAATTGTAATTGATTGATATAAATATCTTCACTACCTGGAGTAACATCAGGCCAATCTGTTCTAGTACCTTGTATATAAATATCTACTGTATTACTATCTTCACTGATAACATTCCCATCATCAGTATAGCCAAAACACCAACAAGAATACGTACCAGTAGTTTCGGGTATTGGTACCCGAAAAACTTGGTCATAGCTTACGTACTCTAATGTGAATTGATTCCATTGCATATTTACTCTATAACAAGTATATGTAATTAAATCTTCTGTAGCTGTATTTTCACTACTAGGTGGTGTAATTGAAAATTGAATACTTGTAGGTAATACTTCAGCACTTAAAATAGGTCCTTTATGCTTTTTAGTTACATAATTAACGGGGGCTACTATTTTTGAAAGTTTTCTATATGCCAATTTGTAAAAAGCTATTGCGCCAACATTGGGAAAGGCTTTAAGGCCTAAATGTGTAATACGTTGACGAGTTAATCTAGAACCGCCTTTAGTTTTCCATACCAAAGAATTGTAAGTATTATAAGTATAATAAGCCGGAGTTGTTTTATTTTTTGCATGATAAATACTTAAGGCTGTAGATTCTTTATCACCGGCCTGATTAGATTCCTTAGTAATATAATATTGCGTTATATCACCTTTTTGGGATTCATGCACTATGGATAACTGATTTACATTTTTTGGTTCTGGATTATTTTCACTACTTGTTAAATCTATAGCTTCTTCAAATGTCAATTGCATATAAGTACCTCCTGTTAAAATTGTATAGTAGCTCCTACATCTACAACATGATTACCATCCATGTAGGGCCTATCTACAGAGGCTTTCATTTTTAATTCTGTATTTGCTCCTGGAGCTGTATTAAAATGAATATACTTAGAAGCTTCTCTACATAAGAGTAATCCAATATCATAATGACGTCCAGAACTTGTACTATGTGCTCTAATACGCCAATAAGGAGCTTTTACTGCCTCAAAATTATATTTTACCCAACCCGTTTCTTTAGCTACACCCTGTGGATTATTTGAATTATGTCCGTTATAACAAGAAACACCTTCTAAAATATTTGTAAAAGTTTCACCATCAGTAGAATACTCTAAATCTATAGTTACTGTATTGTTATAATAACTTACATAGGCGGTATCTACATTCCAATCAAAAGCTGATTGATCTACAGGCATATATAAGGTAAGCCATTCTTCCATCTTAATGTTGGCTTTTTTAATAGTTTTTGTACCTTGTTCAAGGTAGTATGGAAATAACTGATAGTGATAGGTGTTTACTTTATTTGCTAATACTTTATCAGCTACTATTAAATTTTCATAATATGCACCACTTGTACTATCATCCCCATGAGAAATTGGTAACAAGTGTGTGGATGGGTATAATTCAGGTAATTCATCTGCGTTGTTAAAGTTGTCAATGGTGTAATCGACATTACGTGTTAATGCAACGCCATCTTTATAAAGAGTCTCCGTATTTTTTATGAAAAATGATATAGGGCATTTAAAATCTGTAGTAGCCCCATCACCCGCACCAATAGCAATATCGGTTATTTCATGCGTACCAAAGAGATTATTAGGATAACTAACCTCAAGACACTGTTGTGCTAACATCATAAAACGCATTATATAACGTTTTATAGAATATTTATTACGTAGAACTCTTATAGAAGGTAGTGAAGCTATATAACCAGAAGTAAGATGGTTATTAGCATTATATTGAGGTACATAAGAATTCTGTTTCGCTGAACCGCCGTAACTAAAATACATCACGTTTTTATACAATTTTGCGTCGCAGAGTTTGAAAGAATCAAAAACCTTGTTCTTATCTATATCAGTATCAGCATTCCATAAAAAACGATCTACATACCCTGCATTGTAGGCCCTCTTAGCCAATTTAAAATTGTCCGAATTAGAAGACATGGTAATGTCATAATAAATATCTAATTCATCTAAGGCAGTTTTTTCAATACTATAAGGATTACCTTCAGCGTCCTTTAATAATGCATGTGTAACACAAATACCAATCTCACCAGAATTAGTATTTATTGCGTCAGCATATAAACATATCTCTGTAATAGTATCTACATAACGGCTATCTGCAGGTACTATAAACTTATAACGATATTTAATTGAATGTTCATCTTCTACAAAAACCTGTACATCTTTTCTTACTATAGATAGTGAAGTGTCACTACTAGAATATCCTACAAAGCCAAAAGTTTTTTGTACCCCATCAGCAAAAGTAGTTGTCTTATCACTACTCGCTGAAGTAAAAGAACAGGCCGTAGTTACACTACGATCAGTACTTTCCGGTACTACACTACCTTTACCTAATGTAATACATTCTCCTAATATACCTTCGGTTACCCAAGAAGAACCACCACCTCCAATAGCTTTACCAGCACACCAGGCCTGTAAGCCTTCTACAATTAAATTGGATTGATGATGTTTTTCTACAATCTTACCAGCATGTCTTTTAATAATGGTGATCTCACCTTTAAAGTTTATTTTCTTCATATTTACCTCCTAGATTGGTTCTTCACCCGATTTATAATATGCATTACTTATTACAGGAATTATACCATATTGTTCTGCCATATTTACATGTTGCTCTATTACACTATCGTACGCTATAGCTTCTGTAGAATCTACTATATAAGAGTCGGTAGCACGATAATGTATTTTATTTATAGCCTTATAATCCGTTGTTATATCATTTACTGCCAATGTATATTTTTCGGAAGGTATTAAAGTATGATAGTGAGTATTATCAAATACTGCAGTAAAGCCATTTTGTAAAACTGTTACATAATGCGGTTCTTGTGTATCACGAATACGTAAAGTTTTTAATGGATCTATATCAACGGTAAATGTAATTACGGTGGAAGCTTCTTTAGATTCATCACCATCTACACATAATATAGTAATTTCTGTATAAATGTCTGTGTATACCCATGAAACATTACTTATCACGTATCTATCATTAAAACCTGAAGCTTTAATACGATCTATAAATGGATACAAAGCTTCACTACCGAAAATAGGATAATTTAACTTAAATTTATACCTATAGAAAATATCGGTACGCTGTTCGGTGGAATCTAATCCAAATTGTTTTACCGGTATATCTGCTACGGAAGTAAAAGCACTTTTTTGAGGTTCTACAGGTTTTATAGGTTCTTCTTCTATTAAGCCTTGATTATAGGCGATCATTTCTTCTTCATAAGTAACCATATCTTGATTATACTGTTGTATAGCTTTATGATAATTTAACTCATTAAAAATTTCTACAGGAATAAAATATTGATCATCCTGCTTATATAAATCACCTATTATTGTCCTTCGGGCTCCCGTTTGTGGATCAGGTGTACAAGCTTTTCCAATTTCTGGAGGATCAGTACAAAGCATTTCAAGTGTCATATTATTAGCATATAAATAATGATACCAATAATAAGTAGTAGTTGTATAAACAACTGTTTCTTCTTGAATATCTTGCGTCTGATCATAAATTATAACATCTGTAGGCGGAACATAATTAGCAGGCAAATAATTAAAATAAGGTACATAATTATTTGCATCTTCATATAAGCTTATAGTATTATAATTTTCTGGATATATAGATTGTCCGACATAAGTTCTGTCAGAAAATAACCATAAATTTTCAACTCCAGATAATACAAAACTAACACGATAGTCATTTAACCTATGCACAGTAATGTGATTATATTTATACATATTTACTGGTAATTTAATAGGAACTGACCATTTTTTACGTTGTGCTATATCATCATAAGCATAGTTACAATAGTAAGCATAACCATCATAATCAATGTAACAAACAATAAGTCCTTGATCTTGTGTAAGTATGTCAATATTACTATAACCTTTTACAGCATGTATAGAACCAGCTACAGTACGACTTAATATAATTGGTACATTATCTTCCGAAGGTAAATCTCTACAAGCATATAAAATACCATTTTTTAACCAAAAATACCATGGTACGTCTTCTGTAATTATAGTATATTGCTCTGCTTGAGATCGTAAAACCCAATCACCGTCAAATTCCAATGCAGCTTCAGTAGCTTCTCCTAAGGAACCTATAGCAGTCCAACCTACATTAACATTTTCTTCTGAATAACTACGACTTCTTACATAAGCTATTCCTTCTTCAATACCTACACCCCATATTTCATTAGGACCATTATCTGCAATAAGTTGTTTTAATGCTATATCTTGAAGATCCATAGCTACTTCAAGTTCTCGTTTAGCTAAATAACCAGCATCTATAGTGAATAAGGAACCTCTAATAGGTACTGTGAATGTTCCTGAACTTACTTGAGCCGTTATAAAAAAGTTATGATTACCCGCTAAACGATTAAGGTATGAATGCGGAACACCTATACTATTTTTACCTGGCTTAAGATCATAATATAAAGGTGAAAACAATTCTTCAATACCATTATCGTAAAAACGTAAAGTCATACAACATGCATGACTATTAGTAAAAGTAAATTCAAAATGTCCTTGTACATCGGTATTTTGTAATAAACGGCATGTGATAAAAGCTACAGTAGTCTCTTCCATATTACCACTAAAAACACTGGTATTATAATCAAAAAGTAACTTAGCTAAGGCCTGTTTTACACCTTCAATTTCTACAATAGCTGTTTCATCAGCGGCTTCTGCACATAACTCCCAAAGAATTAAATTTATACTTTTTTGTGCCGTTAAGGTTACATACATTTCATCGTATGCTCCTTCTTTCATAGTAAATTCGCAGGAATATTTATTGGGAGCTACTTGAACAGGATATAATATAGCTTTAGAATAAGTTATATCACCTTTCATTTTAGTATATACTATCACTTGTATATCTGGTGCGTAATGATCAGAATATTCATCATTAGAAATACAAGTAAATAACATATTTTTTGTAACAGCCGGTAAATCGGAAACACCTAAAGTTTGTGTAGCTGAACCTCCGGCCCCGATATGTAAAATGCCGTTAATAATAGTAGCATTGATTAAACTATAATAAGCGGCTTCTTTTTTCAATATATTAGAGCCATAAGCCATAATTACCCTCCAATAATTCCGGAATTAAGTACTGTAATAGTACATTTTAATCCTCCATCGTATGTAAAATGTTGCCTAATTAACCAACCAGTAAAATCTATATCATATTCTTCACTGTAAATACGGACTTTTTCACCTGGTTGATATTTTGGATTACCTCTAGTAGTTACTTCTAACACAGGTATTGGTAATCTGATATAAGCCGTTAAAAGATCTTTAATATGTGATGCATAATCTTCTGACTGTACATAATCATTATCAATCTTTAACATATTAGAAGTTTCATCTGAATATGTAATAGGAAGTTTTTCAATAATATAACCAAAAAAGTTAATATTTACATTAGTAGCTAATGCGGTATTATTAACTAGTTTATAAGAAATGTCAAATACACTGGAACTTATATCCGTGACCTCGCAATCCGCATCACTCTGAACTTCCACATGTGAAAGAGCATATAACGGAGTAGACGAAAAACCCTGATTACTAAGAATCAAGGTTTCGTTTTCTTTTATTGCTTGCGCCCTATTTTGCAAAATGCTTATTTCCTTACTTAATTGAGGCTTTTCACAAATAACAGTTATACCATCATAAGAATTCACTATAGACTGTTTAGCATTGATACTTATAATTTGATCGTGATCTGTTAAAGTATGTGCTACAGGTAAAATTGTATCTATAGATTGTACAATAAAAGATCCTGAATGATTACTATAAATAAAAGCTAAAGCTCCATTAGCAAATTCCTGTAAAAATTTATTGTTATCTTTATCAATATATGCAAATGGTAAATTATGAGTAAAATCACCTACAATTGTAATATCTTGTCCATTCGCTGTAAAGAAATCACTAATTAAATCCTCCATAGGATATTCTGTCAAAATAGGTAACCGCACTTTTTCACTTGTAAATAAATTAGCTAATAAATCCGTACCAGTTACACTTACATTTATACCTGTTAAATCTGTAACCCAATCAGTTACATAAAAAACACCTAAAGGCTCCCATTCAAAAGGCTCATCTGTATTTGTTACTACAGGTCTAACATAAATCTTTAAACACGTATTTAAACCTATTTTACCATAATACGTACCATGAATGTTATTAGGATTAAAAATACCATCTTCGCTGTAAAGATTAAATGAAACTTCATTAGCTGAAGGGACACCCACAAAGGTGTCCCCATCAGCACATGTTTCATCTAATAAATCCAAATCAATAAGATAATTATCACGTGTTACTCGTAAAGGGTCTGCTTTCGGCCCATTGAAATAGATATCTATACAAAACTCTATCTCACGAGATTCCGCATTATAATCTTGTTCAGTGGGCATTCTCATAAAAACATCTCCTTTACTGTTCTATTAAATCAAACGTTACGTTTTTCCAAACCCAATTAGATCCAGTCATATGTAATTCCGAAGGAATTGAACCCGAATAGACTGTTGCTGTTTTTGTCACATTATTTTCTACATAGGTTAATGTAAAAAATAACGAATTTGTTTCCCAAATAGCATCTAGGATAACATTTAATTCTCTGGCAGTGATAGCAGCGTAAGTAAAATAAAACTTACGCTTTTTTGCTATCAAATCTCCTACCATTTTTGCGTCGGCTCTACGATCCAAATTAGTTACATTATAACGTTCGATTTTAAAACTTGAAGGACGTTTTATGGTGACGCCGTCAATTTTAAATTCTTGTTGTGCCATTAACTACGCCTCCTATCCTCTTTTACTTGTATGACTCTCATCTTACGTTCAAGTTCTTTCAAACCTCTTTCATCTGCTATAAGTGTTCCTACATAAAGTGGCTGTAGGCTATCAGCACCAGAACTATTACCACCCTTCATATTTGCAATGATAGGTGCTAAGGTTTCTGTTAATCCTTGAGATACCGCATCTACAAAAGGTTGCATAGCTGTTTGATTCTGAAGAGGAATTATTGCCTCTGATTTATTACCTTCAGAAATCATAGCTAAATGCTCTCTATTATAAATGCCTCCTGTAGCATGTCCTGCGAGTTTACCTGCAATATTACTTGCAGCACTAGAAGCACTACTTACAGCACTACTTACAGCACTAGCTGCACTACTTAAAGCACTTGAAATTTTACTTGCTACTGAACTTGCCCAACTACTTAAATTGCTTAAGGTAGTTGAACAAAAACTACTTATGCGACTTGCTGCTGTAGACATGGCTGAACTAATTTTAGAAGTGAAATTAGAAGCAAATGTACCAACTCTACTAGTAGCCGTAGAAACAAAAGTTCCAACTTTACTTATACCCGTAGAAGTAAATGTACTAATCTTACTTATACACGTACTTACGGTAGAACCAATCTTGGATGTAGTGGTACTAGCCCAAGAGCTGATTTTAGATGTAGTAGTTGAAACAAAGGATGAAACTCTACTCATTGAAGTAGATGCAAAAGTTGCAATATTAGTAGCACTTGTTGTTGCCCAAGTACGTATTTCAGATCCTTTTTGTGTAGTCCAAGTTTTAATATTATTTCCTGTATTTGTTACCCAAGTACTGATATCTGTGGCTGCCGTGGTAGCCCAGGTTTTAATATTTGTACCTACCGTTGTAACCCAAGTACCTATATTAGTCATTGTAGTAGATACCCAAGTTCCAATCGTAGTAGCAGCTGTAGTAGCCCAAGTACTTATAGTTGTTCCTACATTGGTTGCCCATTGTGTAATAGTACCCCACGTAGTAGTAGCCCATGTACTTAAGTTAGTAGCAAAAGTATTAAAGCATCCAATAAGTCCTTGTAAGATACCATTTATATATTCTATAAAGGTACCCCAAATAGCCGTGATACCATTCCAAAGACCTAAAATTAAGTTACCACCAATTTCTGCAAAGATTGTACTAGGTGAATGTACACCTAAGACATTCTTAATACCATCAATAAAGCCTGTAAATAAGCCTTTTATAAATTCCCAAACTACTTGGAATTGTGCTGTAATGCCATTATAAAAACCTGTAATTAAATCAATACCGATTTGTTTCAGATCTATACCAGTGAAGAATTGTGCAATGCTTGCACCTATACCAGCAAACCAAGTAGTTACTGCAGTCCAGCCGGTCTGAATTCCTGTAAGAATGTCTTGTCCTAATTTAGACCAATCATATGTTGTAAAAGCTGTCCATATATTAGAAAGACCTGTCGTAATGTTAGTCCAAATTTGTCCCCAATCAATACTAAAGGCTTTTATGATAAGGCCTACAGCGTTACCTAAAACATAACCAGCATAATAACCAATGTTATTTGCAAAACCTTTAATGCCTTCAAAGATTGAAGAGAATATACCTTTTATACCATTCCAAATTCCCATGAAAGTTCCATCGAATTTAGAAAAAGCACTTGTCATGCTAGTAACAATGCCATCCCACCATGTAGAGAATCTTTCAGCTACATCACTAGCAAATAATCCAACAAAGCCTCCGACAATTTGGCCTATAACAGTACCTAAAGCAGCTCCTATAGGATTGCCTCCTGTAATGATCAATCCTACAATACCACCAATAAGACCTCCAATAGATTGTCCAATAGCTCCGTTACTAAGATCTTGTTCAGATTTATCTAATTCCTTAGCTACCCAGCCATTTAAAGCATTACTTAATAAGCCTCCAGCTAATCCAGCTACAGCTCCAATAATGCCTCCTTTGAGCGCACCAGAAAGTGAAGCTCTTACACCATTAAGAACTATACCTGAAGCCGCATTATCAACTGAACCTGTAATAGCTCCCGCAATGCCTTCCGCCAATGGTGTTGTGAAGGTTCTCCAAAAAGCATTAGCAAAACCAGTTAATGCAGCACCTATACATCCACCTATAACATCTGCAATACTTGTAGACTCAGGCAATCCAAACTTCTCTTTGATGGCTTCATATATCTTAGTAAATAAGCCGCCTGCAAGTTCTCCTATAGCTAAACCTATAGCAGCTCCAGGTAAACCTCCAAGAACGAATCCTAATGCAGCTCCAAGACCTCCTAGGATAGGCATTGAAAGTTTACTCCAATCACCTGTCTTGATTCCTGACGCAATGGCCTCAATAAGTGACGTTACCCATACACCTACTAAAGCTCCAATACCTAAAGCTTGTAAGCCACCTACATGTAAAACATCTTTAAGTGCCCATGCAAGAATCATTGCTAATCCTGAAGCTATAGGTCCGCCATATCTAGCAGCATCTGTAATCTTTAATTTATCACAGAGGATTGACCAAAATTCTCCTGCAAAGGTTCCAATAACGGCTCCTAAGGCGGCACCCAATGGACCACCAATCATATAACCGAGTATAGCACCTAGACCAGCTGCTATACCAGAAGTAATTGCAGCTTTTGTTCGTTGTTCTGGTGTTAATTTAAAAGCATCTGCAATTTTATCCCAAAGCCAACCAACTAAAGCACCAATAGCTGCTCCGATGATCGCTCCTGGTACGCCACCTAAAGCTGCACCTATGATAGTTCCTAAAGAAGCTCCAAGTAATGGTGCTAACCAATCCGGCCATTCTGAAAAGACTTTCTTCCATTTATCCCAGAAATCTGCACCCGGTATAGCCAGATCATCTAAAGCACTTCCGAGATCTCCTATTGTATCTGTAAGATCTGTAGGTATGTCATTGAAAATATCAATAGGAAAATCATAATCATCTAAACCTAAATCCGCCGCTGTTTGTGCTGTATCATCTTCATTAGGTTTAATCTGATAAACTTCATCGAAGGACTGTAAGAAACTGTTTTTAAGTTTCTTTTTAGTCTTTTCTGCTTCATCTCCAACATCACCCATTGCATCTTGAATGTCCTGCAATCTTCCCAGGTAATCTTTGGAGTTATCATCAACGCCCTTATCTTTCCAAGGCTGTAATATTTTATTAGGATCATAACCTAACTTAAGTCCGGCATTTAATGTCTTATTTAAGTTAGACCACCAAGAAATAACACCTTTAATTCTAGCGACTAGTCCATCGAAAGCACCTGTTAGATATCCAATAACTGCAAGTAAAGCTACTATACCTGCTATAGCTATTGCAATAGGATTATGAACTAACCAAAGTAAGGCAGCTCCAAAAAGTTGAACACATCTTGTAGCAAATGCCCATACTTTAGATAAACCTAAAATTTTCCAAAGTATAGTTAGTAAAGGAATTACTACTCTAGTTATAAGGAAAACAGCTCCAAGAGCTCCAACAAACATTCGAATTAAAGGAACATTTTTATATAAATAAAGTGCTAATTGTGTTAACCCATTTAAGAATATAGCTATAGGCGGTAAAATAATATTTAACCAATAAGCTAGTGTTCTAATGGCATCGCCAAACATATAACCCATTAAAATAGCTGTATATTTAATGGCGGAAGCTAATTGACCAAAAGCACCAATAAGATTTCTAATAATTGCCTGCTGTTCAGGCGGGAATAAAGCTTCGAATAATCCACCAGGACCTACACGACGAATAATAGCTACCATAGTTGTCATTACTTCAGAAATAGCTACAAGACGTGAACGAAGCCATTCATAAGGACCTGAAATTATGATATTATATAATACCATGAAACTATCTTTAATAGCATTTATAGAACCTTTTACAGTGGTCTGCATTTCTTTAGCAGCCCCACCGAACCTCTTCTGTAAACCTCTTAAGATAGCATTAACAGCTTTAGCTGAATTTACACCCTCTTTACCTATTTGTGAAACTTGTTTAGCAGTTAAACCTAATTCTTCCTGTAAAATATCATAAATAGGAATATTTGCATTTACTAACTGACGAATTTCTTGCATTTTTACAGTACCTGACTGTAACATCTGACCTAATGCAAGTGAAATACGATATACAGTATCTTCAATTTCTCCGCCAGCTACTGTTGCTGTATCTGTTAAAACCCTTAAAACAGGGATTGTATTCTTAGCCGCAATACCCATGGTCATCAACATTCTTGCTGACTTTTCTGCACCGGCTGTATCCAAAGGCGATTCTACTGCAAAATCCTGTAAAGCCTGAATAAAGGAATTAGCCTCTTCTGCAGATCCTATAAGATATTTAAAGGAGATAGCTGCCTGCTCCATCTCCATCGAAAATTCATTAGCCATTCCTATCCAACTACGGATCATACCTGTAATTTGATAGAAGGCTTGTGATATAACAATACCACCAATAATCTGTTTTAATCTATCGGCCCAATGTACACTACTTTGCATTTGCTTTTGAAGACCCTTAGCTTCACTAGATGCTTTACCTACATTAGGACCAAGCTCTTTTGCTTCTCGATTAGCATTACCCATTTGAGCTCTAGCACTTTGCATACTAGCTGCGAAACGAGATGCTGCATTTGCCATCCCATCAATTTGAGATGTCATATCACTAAAGAAATAAGACTGATCACCTGTAAACACTTCAAGTATATTTACAAGTTCCCAAATTTGATTACTTAAATTAGAAACAGACGTAGCAGCGTTTTCAGCTGCAGTAGCCATATTGTTGAACTCTTGCGAGAGTTGAGAGGTAAATGTTCTTACAGCGGATACTTGCTGCAACGTCTGATTCATATTTTGCAATGCGCTTTCAAACGCGGTTGCACGAGTAATAATAACCTCCATGGCCTGTGCCATAGATTGCATAGCAGAAGATGTCTGATAAAAGCTTGTAGGATTTGCCTGACCCAAAGCGTTCGAGATCTCCTGTCCTATCTGCTGAGCCCTTGTAACTAATTCACTCATAGCTGCCGTAGCATTTGTAGTATCCATACGAGCAGCCATATTTACAGGCTGCGAAGCCTGTGTTCTTAAAGTTTCAATGCTCTGTCTAACTGTATTAAGACTTCTATTAGCATTACCAATGTGAATAGAAGGGCGTATATCGTGTAATTGCTGATCAGCAAACGAACGAAATTCACTTATTGTGGTCTTAAGGTTATTTAATTCATTTTGAGCTTCTGTGATATCGATATGAGGTGTAACGTCAGAAAGGCCAGTAGATAAGCGATCCCTTACACTACTGACCCATTCATTGACTTCATGTGCAGTTGTCTCAAAATTAGAAGCATCCATAGAAATTTTTACATTAGCCTGAGTTTTAGCAAATATATTGCTTAAAGTCTGACTAAGCTGACTTGCTTTCTTTACTACGGTTGCTTGATCTGGACTAAATCCGTTAAAAGCATTTTGTAGTGTATTACCCAAATTTTTGGCATCATTTGTAGCTACTTCCATACCACTATGAAATTTTGAGTAATCCAAAAATAATCTGGCTTGTAATGAACCTACATCTGTTGCCATATGAGTACCTCCTACATAAAACTTAACTGATCAATATACACTTCAGGTTGACCCACATGACCACTCTTATTTCTTTGATGATGTTTTTTACCATGTTTATCTGGAGCCTCATTTAATTCTACATGTACCTGAAGTAATGCAAAAAATTTCTTTGGCGTAGTTCGCCAAAAAGTACGGGGACTCATTCTAAGAATGACAGTCCCCATATAATAAAACAGTGTCCAATCCCAGGTAGCCCTGGGATTCATCAGTTTGGGTTAGAAACCTGCTGTGAAACAGGTCCATCTCCCTGCTGATTCTGTGCAGTTTGCAAAGTTTGTTCATCCGGAAGAGCGCCTGTCATGGCTGCCTGCAACTTTTCAACTACATCCTGAAGATTACTTGTATTTAACCAAGAACCTACCTGGAAAGGTGTAAGATGATATTTAAGAGGTTCTCCTGTTTCAGGATCAACTTCAACCTCATCCCAAATAAGACCTAACCACATAACAGTTCTAATATCCTTCATAGAACCGGACTGTAGTCTTTTCTGTGCATCTTCCATGGAGCCAAAACGTTCTTCGAGTTCTGCGAAAGCATTCAAATCAAAACAAATATAACGATCTTTTCCACCGTAATTGCCGATAAAATACTTTCCTTCCTGCTGTCTAATCTCATGAAGATTAGAAACAGGTTTAGGGGCTACTTGTGTAGCCCCTGCCTGATTCATGTTTACAATATTGTTATTATTTTCCATTACATTCACCTCTCAACTTTTATAATAGCTACACTTATGCCTGCAAAGGACTTGTGAACCAAGAAGAAGGTTCAAATCCTGTAACATCCTCATCACCGATACGTCTCCACTCATCGTCGCAATTTCTCTTAACAAATGAACCAGAAATAGTCGGTGTCTGGAATTCGATAGAATCACCCTTTGTCTGAAGATCATCTTCAGGTAATGCAAACTTACCCTTATTAAGCCAATAATAACGGTACTGACCATTGGATTTAAGAGTTCTAAATCCTACAGCTACCCAAGGTGGAACATCGCCAGCTTTACACTTAAGAACACCACCTTCAATAGTATGTCCAAGAAGTACTGACTGTGTTTCCAAAGAAAGATCAGCCATATTAAGCTCAAGAGAAATCTCACCAATTGTAGCTGCTGTGTCATAAGGGCCATCATCAGCAAACAAAGTAGCTGAAGATGCATTAGGATTCACATTAGCTGAAATAGCTCCTGCAATTTTTACAGGAGCTTCATAAGTAGGAGATCCACTAATCGGATCGTCCGTAAGTAATGCGTAGTAAACATCGCGCAAACCAATTGTTGCCATTTTACATACCTCCTTAAAATGCTGTAGTTACGGAAAATGATAAACTATAACGTGAATTGCCTCTAGCATCATCTTCCAGTTTCACTGGTGGTTTTGTACAGGATATGATCGCCCAATGCTCACTATCCAAATCTTCAATCATCTCAGGACGATCCTTTAAAAAATTGAAAACTGTTTCGATTTGAGTAAGGCAAACCAAATGACTGCGATTTCGCACCATGATTTGTATTTGGCGAACGCCAGCGTCTTTCGTAGGGAGTCCGGGTAAGCGACCCCTATATTGACGAATACAATAAGCATTGTCAATATCTTCGGGCCACTGTTGCAACCAGGTCTTATTCTCCCGTGCCTCACCCGTATCTTCCTCTGATACTTCTGGAGGCATAACACCTTGGGCGTTTAGCCAGCTTGTAAAAAACTTTAAAAATTCAAGCATAGCGCCTCCTAGAAGGCCTTCTGCAATGCTTTAACGAGATCCTCTATAAAGATATCGGCATGATTATAAATAGTGTTCTCTAGCCATTTACCTCGTTCAGGTGCTTCATGCTTTTCTACTGCATAAGAAGCTGTAGTTCTACCAGAATTAGGATTTCGACTAGCATCACCAAAACCGACATAACCAATAACTTTTTGTCCCTCTACTTCTGTAGCGGTTTTTCCGGAATCTCTTAAGGCTCCTGTAACTACAGGCATAATCGTTTGAGTTTCTGTAAGAACCTCTTGCGAAGCCTGTGCTACAGCTTCTTGGGCCTGTGCTATTGCTTCGGCCTCTTTCTTTTGTAAGTTACGAATGACTGTTTCAGCATTCGTAACACGAACTGAAATTCTCATGGCAAATATAATACCCCCACATCTGCTTGTGCACCAGGCTTATAATATACGTCCTTATGCAGGATTGGTAAATCAGCCATCAAAAGCTTGTACTGTGTTTTAGGAATTTCTTCCTGATCTGTTTCAGCAGCTTTTGTAACGGAGTCATTCACAGGTACGGAAATATCAATATGATCATCCATATCTACTTTAAGAATGTCTGCTCCCGTTAAATACACTTGAGCTCCAGAGGTCTCTTGCCTTCCTAGGCGATTAAGTACTAATTTAATATCTTCCTGAAAGTACCCCAGAACATCAAAGGTTATTGAGGTTTTATCTCCTAAGGAATTAGTACCTTTAGTGTGATGGACTGTGATCTTGAACTTCATCATACGTTTGATGACTTTACTATTCACTGTCCTCACCTCCTCCTAGGGTATGATCACAATACTCGCTCATCATATCATAACCGAATATTGGCTTCGTTGTAGGATTTTTAGATAATGGAGGACAATACATTGTGCCCTCTTCTTCTAACCTTTTACGAAGACTTGTTAAAAATGAAACTCTATTCCCCGTGCTCTCTTGGTACGGACCCAATTTATAATCGGGTATAGCTGCGATTCTTGCTAATGCTGTGTCGATACATCGGATTGATGCATGCTGTACATCACCGGTTTCATCCAAATAGAATTGAATTTCTTCATTTTCCATTAAAGGATCTTCGGCGTCCGTATCACCCAGCACTAACCGAACCTGCATGAGCGGGGAATCTTGTAATTGTGTGGGATCATACGTCCAAGACATAGCACACCTCGCTTATTTCTTACCTGATAAAGACACGGAAGCCTTTGGTTGCACGTTTACGTTACCTTTTGGAGTTACATTCTGTACCTTGGATCCCGCTACAACCTGTTTTTGTTCAGCCACACTGGGCGTAGTGACATCAACTGCATCAGGCACTTCAACCTCAGCTATCCGAGAAGGATACAAGGTTCTATACTTGTCCTTCTCAGAAAAGCCTTCTGGTAAAAATTCACCTGTATGAAAAGTTCTATGGTTATAACGTACATCCTTACGAATAACTTTAAATCTCTTCATTAGCGTGTGCCTGCATCACCAGGAATAGCAGGATTGCCTGTGATTGGTACTCTTGAAGTTGCAGTTACTCCAGCCGGATCAATGGCATTCTTAATGAATGCGCCCATATCAGGAGCAACTACCTTCATGTCATACGCAAGCTCCATCTCAATACGTTCTGTACCAATACCTAACTGAGGCATGTTGAAACGATTGATACGTCCGCCCAGTGCATTGGAGCCAAGCAAACCTTTCCATGTGAAGCAATAACCTGCTGTAGCCTGCTTAAGAGCCGGTCTAGGAGCAGAATATGCAAGAAGAATGTTGTTACCAAGAGTGAACTGCATGTCGGCTTTTTCGCCCTTCTTAGCTACATTCTGAATAGCGTTTGCAACAAGCATCTTGTCAACATCAAACATAGATGCAAGAAGATCTGCTGTTACAATACCTCTCTGTGTGAACTTGATTCTATCCAGAATATCCGGATGCTGTCTTAATGCATCGTAAACACGACGACCAAGAACCATTACGTTAGGGCGCTTACCTGTGATCTCTGACATAGCTGTAGCCATGTTAGCGACCTGTGCGATAGGATCGGAATGATCATAATCATCGAAGTAAGTAACCTTACCAGATGTACCATAAGCACCACCCTCAAGATCCTGTGCCCAAACACCATTCTTAAAATAGGTGTTAGCCCAGTTATTCTCCTTATTAAGCATAATCTTATCTGTGACGAACTCAGTTGCATCACGATCAGGCTGAAGAGGATCATCGGCATTAGCACGATCTTCCTCATAAACGTCCTTGTGGAACGCATACTTCTTACAGAAATATGTAGGTGTGTTATCGATGTCATAATCGCCACCTGCAGATTCAACACCCATAGCACGCTCGGAAGCCTCATCGCGGAACCAATCCTCTTTCTTATATACAAAATATCTGTCAGACTGTTTCTGAACAGGCAGGATAGGGAATACTTTGTCATTTACAAAGCCGGAAGCATCCTGCATATACTTCACGCTCATATTTGTGAGTGCACGATCAATGTGCGTCTGTGATCTAGACGGCATCTTTATACCTCCTTATTTGAATTATTGTTGAATTAACTTGCAGAAACTACGGGACGGATAAGTACAGAAGCTGTACCACCTGCCGCACATCCTACAATTACGGTGCCCCAAGTACCAATTACATCACCTGCAGTAAGTGCAGACTCAGAATTGAAATAAGTAACACCGTCTACAGCGATTTGTCCTGCTTCACCGGCCTTTACTTCATTCTGAAGTACACCGATAACTTTATCGGTAGCTGGTGTAGTTGCCTCTGTAAATACGCCATCTGTAGTGGTCATCTTTACAGGAATGTAACGCTTTGCTGCTCCATATGCCTTATCAGCGCAAAGAGAAATTCTGCAGCCAGGAGCTTCAAAAGTTTTAATACCTGCCATTTTATTTTACCTCCTTAAAGTGTTTCCCTGTACTGCTCATACAGTCCCGGGTTTTCCTGTACCGCCATCTGGAATGCATCGTTGTAAGAAAGACCGGCATCATCCTTAATCTTATCTTCAGCGATCTTGTTCAGCTGCTCGTAAGCATCTGTAGGAACTTCCTGCCCTGCATCGGTACCTATACTATGCATGAAAGCTTCCATTGCCTCATTGGCCGGAGTAAGCAACGATTCAATTGTTGCATAATCCTGAGGTGCTGCCTTATGAATATTGTACAGAGCCTGTACGTGCTTATCTTCAATAGGAAGATTGCCAAACTCTCCAAGGCCATCCTTGAAAGCAGCAAACTCTTTCTCATCCTGAAGTGCACTTACCTGCTTCTGTGCTTCAGCCGCAACTCGTCTTGCCTCCAGCACTGCTTTTTTGGCATCCGCAGGAAGGGAATTAAGGAACTTTGTATCCTCATCTTCGGTATCCTGCAACTTCTTAAGCTGCTCCTCTGCAGCTTCTGCTCTAGCGATTGCTTCACGGGTAGCATCCTGAGCCTGATTCAACTGATCCGTTGCAGACGCAAGCTGGCTGGTGAGATTCGTAACCTGCTCTGTAAGCGGTCCGGTCTTTTCAGTGATCTGATTCTCAATCGTCGCCAGCAATGCGGAACGATTTTCCTCAGACAGTGTGTTTAAAAATGCCTGAAAATCCATCGTCATACCTCCTTTTGTATTTTTCAGTGTATCTAACTTCGCCCTAAGCTGAAGAGGATCTGCGTAAGCGGCAATATTGAATTCAATCCCGTTAATTGAAACAATTTCCTCCGTTACGTCTTTAATAAGAGATTTTAGCTTCTTCTCACCATCATCGCCATCCTCTTTTTCTTTTTCTTCTTCCTCTTCATCCGGATCCTCCTCAATCTCTGAGATAAATCCATATTTCTTCGCCTCAGGCGCAGTTAACCAAGTCTCATGATCGATCATATCTGTAAGCTCCTCTGTAGAAAGCTTTGTTTTATTCTGATATGTCAATCTAATGATGTCTTCTACTTTCTGAAGTACCTCAATACCCTTTGCTATTTCGTGCTTATTACCACGAACCTGGGTACTCGGAAGATGAATCATATAAAGACTAGAAACAGTCATATGACGTACATCTCCTGCCATAGCGATAATTGTCGCAGCTGAAGCAGCAATGCCTTCAACATAAGTATGAACTTCTGCTGAATGCTTCTTTAACTGCTGTGCCATAGCTACTGCAGCAAAGACTTCACCGCCCCCGGAGTTAATGTGTACATTTATACGCTTTACATTCGGATGCTTCTGCAAATCTGAAATGAACTCACGTGTAATTACATCATCAGCCCCACCGAACCAACCACGATCAGTTTTGATATCGCCATAAATATACATGTCAAGAACATTGTTCTTGCTTGTACTAGCAATGTCCCAAAACTTCATGAGTTATCCTCCTTCTTTTTAGATTCCTTTTTATGCTTTTTATCTTCATTATCATCGGCTTCTTCTGACTCTTCCGAAGACTGCGTACCAGAGGGATTAGATCCTTCCTGTGACATATCTTCTTCATAATCTTCATTTAACCGATGTAATGTACCCTTATTTCTCTGGCCACCCTTAGTATATGCAATGTTAAGCTGATCTTCACGTAATTCAGGATCATCTGTAACATCAGGAAACTGCACAATACGTCTTAAATAGTTCTCTAAATCAATATCAGGGAACAAAGGCATTTGTGCATTAGCCAAAGCTGTAATATATTGACCCAGTTCTTGTAAATCAGGTGAAATAACTGAAGTTACTTTAAACTTAGGATAATCAGTAAGTCCTGTAAATGAATTCAGCGCGAACAACCTTGGAATTGCAATGTCATTCAAAATTTCAACAACATTGGCAAGTTGTGCATCAAGTGCCGCTGCTAAAATACTCTGTTTGGTTTTTGCTAAAGCAAAAGATCCAACCTTATCACCACCCATCATGACAATGTCTGATAACATGGTAATTGCTATACGCTGATCGTAACGATTTATAATAGAGTTAGTATCAAACTGACGAGTACTGTTAGAACTTAAAAGTTTTAAGTCCCATCCAGAACTAAGTACAACACCTTCATTTCTATCACGACGAATACTAGAAACAAGCTTTAGAGCCATATTTCTAGTTTCTACAGCCTTAGGATTATTGTCATCAAATAAATCCAATCCATCAGGTGCTGTTAATACAGGAAGACCTGCGAGATCACGTTCAACACCAATTCCTTCGACTTCTTCAATATGCTTTTTAAAATACCATGGTCTATATGCACCTCTTAAGAAACTTTTACCTTCAGGATTATTTCTCGCTGTTGTGGTTCTAAAAAGAAGTGCTTTTTCAATAGGAATAAATACGGTGCCTTTATTAGTACCTGTATACTGATGCATTCCTAAAATAGAACCAAACTCATCAAGTTCCCAAGATTCCAAGGATGTTTGAGATCTACCTGAAATTTTACGCCAGCCGATGCGATTATCTGCATATTTACTAGGCGTTTTACCTTTTTGTCCTTCACGTTTCTTATAAACAATCTCACAATAAGACCATCCATATTCAAAAAAGGACATAAGATCATCAATAAAGGCTGACCAAGGAATGCTCATATCATTCATACAGGTTTGTAAAAATTCAGCGGCTTCCATATCTGCTTTTTCACTAGAAGCTGCTTCTACAGACCAAATAACATTACGAATAAGCTGCCTAGAACATAAAAGAATAGCTGTAATAACGGGATCGTTACTAGCCATCTCTTGATAAACTTCACCGGCCATTGGCCATCTAAGTTTTGGTAAGAATTCTTCATATACCATTCCTGCAGATTGACGTAGACCAGTTACACCTCGTTCTTCAAAAGCAAGGCCCTTCTGCATTGGTCTCATGTCAAGATCTGGTTCAATAGGCGCTACATCATTTTTATCAACTTGTAATGAGCCCTCTTTCTCTTTCTCTGCCATAAGTACCTCCATTAAATGCCGAAGCGGCTATAATAACCTACGTCAAGGTCTGCAATACTTGCAATATCCTCTTCTTCTTCGGGTTTTTCTACTCCAATTCCTACGCCCGGAGCCATTGGTACACATAATGTAGTAAATGCTCCAGACAAACCATCAACCATATCATCATGAATTCCACCAGGGAAAGACTCTGCCTCATTAAAAAATGCTTCAATATTCCGACATGAAGCAAGATATTTTATCTGTCCTCGTTCAGCGGCTGCGGATGCAGCAGAAGCACGGGTGGTCTTATCCCCAGTAGATTTCACGGCTTCATATGCATAACCCTGAAAAATTGTACGTGCTTTTATATCACACAAAGTAATACCAGAAGATCCAGGTTCTTGTTCTTCTCTTATTAGCACATCATAACCATCGCTGCGCGCTGTATTTTGCTGCAGTGCTTGTGTTTTTTCAGGACTCATACGCTCTCTAATAATATCTTCTATATAAAAGATACCATCATAATAACTCAAAAGAAAACCTACCGTGTAATCGGGGTCGTCCGACTTGTTCCGTCTCTTTGCTTTCTCCTCATCTGTAGCTGCCATATCCCACCAACGGCACTTTTTCCTTTGAGGCGGTAATTCCGTAACTGGTTGAAACCAAGAACGCTTGAACATGTTACCTTTACGAACGATGGTCCAGTTACCATCACGAAGTCGTGCTCGAGTAACAGGATCAAGCTCTTCAAGTGATTTCTCATATTCTTCTATATCCAAATATGGGTTATCATCCATACCCGCAGGTATAAATACACGTCCTTTTGAAGGACCTTCGTCTATAAAACGCTCTTTAACCCATATACCTTGATCGTCATCGGGTGGGTTGCTCGCACTACGTACACGAAGGGGGATATCCACACCCTTTAAACGTCTTAAACGAGAGAACATATAGCGATAGCTTGTAGCATCGATATGTGTTAACTCATCAAAGCCAATAAACTGATATTCACCACCCTGATAATTATATTTGTCATTAGTATTTTCCAAATAACCGAACTGTAGGGTGGATATTAACATCTTATTTTCATCAAAAAACTCGAACTTCTTTTCTTTTTCACTCCATCGTACATCAGGCCACTTTAAAAGCCATTCTTTAGCACGATCTATCAACGCACCAGGTTTTACTAAATCTGCATACGTTTTACGGAAAATAATACCACTATACCCACGAACATCAACATACTGTAGTCCGCACATTAACAAGGCATCGGACTTACCTCCTCCAGCAGCACCACCATAAAAAGCTTCTTTACAATTGAGTAGCAAAAATGCGGACTGTTTAGGAGTGGGTACATGGGGGATGTACTTTGTTGTTTTAGGAGTAAGAAGCTTTTGGAGTGCTGAAATGTCTGCATTACGCAGTTTATCTAAATCGATACTTCCCATATGGGAATTTTGTAAGAAGGTCCTAATTTCTGAATTAGCTTGCGCGTGCGGGGTTTGTAATCCACTTAAAGCTTGAGCACTCATTCAGAATCCTCATCTGCTTCGAAAATAGGTTCCATACTTACACCCTCATCTTCATTTAATGCCGCCGTCAAAGCCCCGCTTGCCTGTAACACGTGCATAACTGAAAGAAGGGTATCGTTAGATTTCATATCACGCTGAATTTGCTTTTCTACTTCACTCTTCCCCGACGGATCTCCGCCGATATTTTGAACATTCAACATCTGATCGGCGTTATTCGTCGTGGTGGTGTTATAGATTGCCAGTTTAGGTCCGCTGACAGCTGAACCATTGCCAGGCTTATCGGGAAGCAAACCAGCGTTGATACGGCTGATCTTTAATCCCAACTCAAGAGCGTTTAAAACGTCCTTGGGTGCGAGATTCTTGAAATTAGTATTCAGATAATTCATAGCCTTATCACATAACTGTTTAGCTATCTTCATCTGATCTGACTGGATAAGACTTATACGCTGTGCTGCACGTTTCTGATTTTCCAATTCCATATACTCATCATACAGTTTACAGCGTGTCTTCCAACTATATAAATTAGAGATATATGTCAATGTGGCTCCCGGCAACTTAAGCTGTCTCGCGAGACCTGCCATTGTTCTATTAACAAACATATAATCTCCGTTATCTAATAAGTAATACCGTGAATCACGATATAACTTAAAAATCTGAAAGAAATCTGCCCTTTCACCCGGAATACGATCCCATACAGGAACTCCCTGAATCATAGGGGTCGAATCGAGGTATTGGATATCGAAAGTTGCTTCGCGGAACATTTCTTCCGAATAATCCTCTACCTCCTTCGCGGAATCATAATATTCTGCAACTACGCCAGGATTAACAATAACCAAAGGCATAGCTGTAGTAGCTTCACTATGGGCTTGTAAAGCCGCAACTAAAACAGCAAGCTGTTTAAGTGCTACTGTAATCTGCATAGCACGAATAGCTTCACAACAAGCGGTTACTTCCGGCGTAACTGTAAGATCTTTCAGATGAGCTCTCGTACCAGTGTTGTATAAAGCGAAGCTATCGATTTGTGCTGATGCTTCTTCTAATGGGGTGTCAAATGACTGCTTAGACTCCGCGCCTGAAACACCCATTAAGAAAGAATATTCAGTTGGTGCGCTTAAGGCCTGTGGCCTTGGGGTCTGTGTCATTTGCAAAACCTCCTAATAACAGTAGTTTAGCCCAACACCAAGTGTAGTGGCGTGGGCTTTCTTGCAATATACGTAGAAATACAAGAACAGCTCTGTACTTTTGCAAGTTCTTGACTGTTTTTATAACTGAATCTATCGTATATTATTATAATATGTCTTCTTGAACGATTTTTAACGGGTTTTCTCAAAATTCCTTAAAAAGAACTGAAAGAGGTCATAAGGTACCGCTTTTCGGGCCTTATTAGACATAAGCGTAGCTGGGGTTCTCATAGGTTAATGAAAAAATTCCATGTGGTGTATATTTTTCATCCGCATTTTAAAACCCCCGTATCCCCTGTTGCTTTTTTATAGTCTCAAATAAGTAGTGACATCGAGAAGGAGAGAAGAGAGAGTAGTAACTATGGCCAGCACCCTAGGGGGGGTGTCGTACGGGACTCCGGGGGTTGTGCTTTTTACTCATTTGAAGCAGCTGATTTGAGTGCAAATTACAACAACTAAATTTGCAGATTTCGCGTGATTATTTCTGATTTGGAGCGTATAATTATTACATAAGATAAAGATAACACATTGATGCAGAGCATCAGAAAGGAGTCAATTATGACAAAGAAAGCAACAAGCAAGAGCGCACAGATGGTGGAGATGTACAACAAGGGCATGGAGATCAAGGACATCGCAACGAAGATGGGAGTTCGTTACAACTTCGTTTACAATGTAGTTTCAAATCACTGCAGAGTCAACGATGTAGAGCTTCGCACAAGCAAGCGCACAGGCGATAAGAAAGAGCAAGTGCTTGCAATGCTCGCAGATGGTAAGACACCTACAGAGATCTCTAAGGAGCTTAAGACAAACATCAACTACGTCTACAAGATCAGAAAGGAAGCTGAGGCCTCTGCGTAAGCAGAGCCTCAGGCCAACCGGCCCGGGCCACCGCCCGGGAGGCCGGCCCCGGAGCCCCGGGGTCCTGGGGGACAGGGTCCCCTGGGAACCCGCCCGGGTCAGCTTAGCCGTGTCCCCGAGTAACCCAGGAAACAGGAAGCCCGGCTAGTATATAAGACCTCCTCATGGGAAAGCATCCGGGGCAGCCTGTCGGAAATATCACTAAATTCAGACGCTTCAATTGAGTCAGTTTTTCCTCTGTAAATTGCAAAGAATCACGTGACTTCTCTCGTATTCTGTCGTATAATTATTACATAAGATAAAGATAACACATCACAGAAAGGAAGGTATCTTATGAGAAACGCAAAACAATCAAGCAGAACTTATTACATCAACAGGACAGCACAGTATGTAGACAGACTTATCAAGATAGATCAGCAGATTGAAGAGCTGATGAAAGAACGTCAAGAAATCGTAGAAACATTACATACATCATCAAGAAAAGCTTATCGCATAAACAGTGAAATGACACACGAAAAACACGGGGGGAAATAAGACCCCCCCCCTATAAAACACAAAACCACGCGAGCGCGACTGTAGGGCATACGGAGCTGTGCAGAGCGCCCGCGCGGCTGCGGG